TAGTATCTCAATACTAGATCAAGACCTATATGAAAATTAAATTTTTAAAGAACTGTGTTAATTTCTTAACTTAACTCTAGTATAGCACCTTTACCATTTCTGGACAACTGTTATTTTCAACTGTTGCGTTTGTGCTACACCAGGTTCAGTTAATTTCTTAACTTGCCTCTAGTATAGCAACGATTCCTTTAATGAGCAAGTAATACTTTTGTTTGCAACATGGTACCCCGGGTGAGATTTGAACTCACATTAAAATTTCTCCTTTTGAGAGAAACGACTTTGCCAATTTGTCTACCGGGGCAATTGGTAGCAACGGCTGGACTCGAACCAACCACACACGGATTTTCAATCCGTTGCTCTACCTGATGAGCTACGTTGCCGTTTAATTTAAATTCAACAAAAATGTTAACAATAAATAAATTTATGTCAAACTATGATTATAAAATTTTCGATGATGCCATACCAGTTGAATTACAACAACAAGTATGGGACTATATGCAACATCAAGTTTGGTATGCATACCCGCGCGGTCATCAACTACTAAGATTTATACCAAATCGACACGGTTTGGATTTTCCAGAAAAAATGGAAAATGTTGAAAATGGATCTTTTATGAGTAGGACTGCTTTTGCATTAGATGCACCAAGTCTTGAAAAAAATCATCCGTTAATACACACATTATGGAAAAATATAAACAAGTTACACAATGATATATACGACTTAACCGGGCCAGGCGAGGGCATAAGAACCAGACCTGTAACCAATGACCAAAGTAGTATACCTGGATTAGACCCTGGGTGGAGAGTATACACAAACGGTCAAGGATCAGAAAAAATAAAACGTAGTCATGGCATACACCGTGATAATATCAACATGAATGATGATAGCACTAGAACTATTGTGTATGTTGCAAATATGCAGTGGCTTCCAAGTTGGATGGCTGAGTTAATATTCTATGGTGAAGATCCAGACGGCACAACACACGATCATCAGCAACACCAAGAAGCAGTTGGCGGACACACGCAACGTCGTAATTTTAAAATAGGGTGGCCCACTGATATTATTGCGGCAAAACCCGGAAGGATTATATCCTATGATGGTAGAATGTTACATACCACAAAACCCACGAGCATATTTGCACCACACATGCGTATTACTATTGCGTTTAGAGCACGTTTAAAATAACCTGGCGGAAGTGGTAGGATTCGAACCTACGGACCTTGTCAAGTCTTTAGTTTTCAAGACTAATGCAATAAGCCAGACTCTGCCACACTTCCGTATTCATAAACACACTGGTCCTTATCGATCCGGTCAGTGGATCCGCGTCAGTGCCTATGCACCCGCCGCTTTCGTCATCCGATGTGTTTATGAATACCCAGTATTGCTACTGGATATGTCGGGGTTGATACCCCGACCAGGAGTCTATTGTTCCACAAATGGAACTCCATGTATCCTGTCCGCCCGTTTAGGCATGTTTAGAGTGCGCCCGGGACCTCGTTCCCCCACACTACATATACTGTTAAGTATAGATTTGTTTGCGTTCCTGAATCCTAGGTTGCATACGCATACGCTCGGCACGCTCTAACTTTGCTCGAATCAACTCGTGTAGTTGTTCTTTGGTTAAAGTATGCTCACGCACATACGCCTGCTCTCTGGGACTAAGTTTTCTTTTATTATCTGTCATTGTATTCCTAAAAACAAAAAACCCTAGGGTTTTTAAGCCTAGGGTCCTGGAGTTGGTGTGTACTATGTTAGTTACACGATGTCCTCCTGGACCCTGGTAATCTCTGGTGTGCGATCATTACTTAGATTCGCAAACAGGCACCAATAGGCTGTTAGGCCTAACTGGGGCATCTGTTTTGGTGAATGTAAGGATAATGTTTGCATCATAGTGTCTATTATACTTTATTTATCTTTTGTTGTCAATGACTTTATTTGATTTTGGATAAAATCTTTTGAACTCGTTGTCGCTCGGTAGTCAGGAATTGATGTGTATTATACAACTGTTGTCTATCTGTGTCAACTCCTATCCGAACAAACATTTCTGGATCTTCTCCGAGTGATCGACTAAGTGCGGCACGTATGATAGCCAATGTGCGCGGATCTGCTGTACTGTTGGCCATTAACACCAACCAATTGGGACTGACTTCAAAACCACGTATGCCTTGTTCTTGTAATGTAGGAATACCCGGAAACTCACGACTACGCCGTGTGCCTGTTACTGCCAATACTGTCACAGGTTGATCTTTTGCCACGCCCACGCCTGTGAACAATACCGTAATGTTGTTGCTGAGTATGTCTGTCAATGCGGCGGCCTCACCTCGGTAAGGGACATGAACCATTTGCACACCAGTTTTAATACCAAATAATTCCCCAGCAATGTGTGTGGCCGCACCGTTACCACTGCTACCAAAGAACACAGGATCCCGTGTTGCCAACAACTTTGGCATGGTATTAACTGCACTCTTTGGATTTGTAATCAGGGCCAACTGTACTGTGCCCAGGGTGGCAACAGGCTCAAACTCTGCTAAATTGTACACACTATCGGCCTGTAGACTGTTTACCACCACAGCCAGGCTATGAATCAACAAAATAGTTTCAGATCCACGACTTTTTGCCACATAATTGGCACCTATGGCGCCACCTGCGCCTGCACGGTACTCTATTACATACGTATTCTGTGTATGCGTAGTTAGTGCTCGTTCTACAACGCGAGCGGCTTGATCTGCCGCACCACCAGGGGCAAATGGTACTACAATCCGAATTGTGTCTGCTTGAACAACACTACTGACCAAGATCGTAAGGCTGACTATAAAACCTTTTAAAACCTGAGTAAATGTCATTGGGGTTAACTTTCCATTTGTTTGGCATAATACGCCATATATGTTCTAGGCCTGTACGCCATGAGTACTTAGCCGGATCTGTGTCTGGCAATTTAAAAAACCATTCGTCCCTAGGTGTAAAAAATAAACTAGGTGCTTTGGCTTGGTATGGCACTGGATACCATCCGGGATAGATCAATTGACTAATACCATCTACATTTAAGTAGTAGTATTGTTTGCCAATTTTCCGCCCCACAATATTCTTTTCATCTGTTGTGATGTAAGGACTTGTGGGGGTTGCTAACTTCATGTAACGCTTAATAACATGGCTTTGTTTGACTGGAATCAGCAGAGCATCGGGACTCCAATAAAACATTTCATCAAACTCCCAGGGACGATTAAGCATCTGAGTGTTTCCACTGACTGCGGTGTCTACCATGTCAGTGAATGTAAAGTAGTAACGCCCTTTAACCTCTTGCACACGTGGTTTGTCAATTCCGTGTATAAAACACACACGCCTGCCAGCATTAATCATGTCACGCCAATGCGGTTCACGCAACTTAATATCCTGCTTGGCCGCATTATTGGGGTTAAGATATCCATTCATATGGTATATCCAATCAAACTTAGTTTCTTTAGCAGTAAAGTGATCTAGTGTTTGTTTTGCTAAATCAATAATAGTGTGCTTGATCCAGGGTTGCTTTAATCTAGCAGTTTCTACTTTGGGTTTGGCCACATGATAGATTTCTCCATTTAAGAAGTTGGTCTTATCGTGTGTTGCCTCGTAGTTGACTTGACTAGCAACTTCATCTAGTTTGATGTTATTGTTGATGAATGTATTAAGAATGTTACTACTATCTGCACCGCCGCTAAACCAAAGTACAATGTAATCGTATTTGTCACGGATCTGTTGGGCACGTTGACGGTAGAGCTCTTCTAGCGTCTCGAGTGGCTCTACCCGCCAATCGACTGTGTTAAATACAGCATCGTTAAAATCCCATTTTAAAGGTAATCCCACACGCTCGTGCTCGTGTGCGGCTTCTAACTTGCTGAAAAACTTCGCATCGCCAACTCGATAAAACCCAAACTGTTCCATTAGCGCATTAAGTCCAACATGGCGTCCGTATTGACAAAGTCAGCAGGACCTAGGTCATAGAAGGTATCCATAAAGCCAGTAAAACCCACAGGTCGACCCATTTCGTAGGTAAAGAATTTGGGATCAATCTTATCTACCATGTGTGCCACACCGGCTTTCCATACTTCGTAGAAGCGAGTTTCTGAAAAGTTCTTAAAGAACCACCAGCCCATTTCACTGTAGAAGTTGTTGGTACTTTTCATTGTTTGCCAGGTGGTGGGATCGTAATCTTCATAGATCAACGGACGGGCAATCTGTTCGTAGGCGTTGCGCTGTGCAGGACTGTGATTGGGCCAACGCATTAAAAACTGCAAATGCTTAGTATGTGGTAACTGGAACCAATTACGAATAGTATGTGCCTGTTTGATAATCAATTCAGGGATGTCTGGTTGCCAGTAAAAATATTCTGTAGTCAAGTTGGTGTAAGGACCGATTGTGGGCTGACTGTGATTGGCCTGTATGTCCAAGAAGTACAAGTACCAACGGCCATCTCGAATACAAATTTTAGGTTTGTCAATACCGTACAGTATACAAATACTCTTACCCGACTCGGCCAATTGTTTGTGTCCATCTAGGCCCAAGGGATCGTGTTTGAATGTGTGTTCAGGATGCAGATAGTCTCTAGCACGTTCTACCCAGGACTCATCGCCCTTGTAGTCCAGTATGTTTTGACTAAAGTCATGCATGGTGATTTTGATTGTGGGATGACTGATGGCTAATTTTTGCAAGATGGGCTTGGCCGCAAAGTGCCATTCACTCAAGGTGTTTTCCGCTTTCATATTCTTGGCATCTGGTCCAAGATTCTTGTCACCCTGTGCAGGATAACGAAACACCACTTCGTCTAGGTGTATACCATTGTTAATAAAACTATACAACACCGTTGCACTATCACTGCCGCCTGAGAACTCTAGACGAATGTAATCGTATCGGTCTCGTAATTGTCGGGCCCGCATACGATACAGTTCACGCAGACTTGTTTCGGGTTCTATGGTTGTATCTATTCGACTGTATACTTCTCTGTTGAAGTTAAAGTGCGGAAAGTGTCCAGTAGCTGTGGCTTCCAATAAGGCCTGTGGCTTGCTGTAGAATCGTTTATCACCTACGGTGTAAAAGCCTAGTCTGGGATTTTGTTCTAGTGTTTGCATATAGTTGGTCCGGCGTAGAGGAATCGAACCTCTATAATGACTTTAGAAGAATCATGTCCTATCCATTGAACGAACGCCAGGATTTCATTCTACCTGTTGTCTTTGCCTTAAGGCCATGCCTGCGTAAGTGCCAACAGCCGCTCCCATCAGTGCTGGAATTATAGCCCAATGATCTTCGGTATAACTGATGACGGTTATGGTTGCTGTAAGGGTAACCAGTACAGACCAAAAACTGGCCTGCATTGGCCGATTGTTTTGAACAGCCTTTATAAAATATACATAAAGTATATCGGTTGCAAACACAGCAAAGAATGTGATAATGTATGTTAACATATAAACTTGATTGAATTTTGGTACGCCGAGTAGGGCTCGAACCTACGACCAAAGGATTATGAGTCCTCTGCTCTGACCAACTGAGCTATCAGCGCGATATGTATATTATATACTAAGAGTCTTTAGTTGTCAAGCAGGTCTAAAGTCGAAAACGTATTTCTGATTGATACCACTTGCATAGTAGCTCTTGCCTGCTACCAATGCTATTGAGCCTTCAAAGTTTGGAGGATACACTGGCTTGAATTCGGTAATCTGCACATCATCACCTACTGCTTTGGCCTGTGTGTATAGTTGCATCATACTGGCATAGTTCAAAAATTGCACACATCCTGCGCTAAAGTCGGGTGTGCTGTTGACATGCTGTGCAACTCGACCTGCAATGGCACTCAGTACCCAGTAACCATAATTCCAACCTGCGGCTGATTTCATTTTAAATGCTTCAGTCCAGGGTTGAGTCCAGGCAGGAGGATTTTCTGTGGTGTGTTCTTTGATCATGCGCTTGACATCTGCGGCTTGATCTACTGTGATAAATTTGTAGTCCTGTGCCAACAACAACGGTCCGTCTTGCATGTTGGCTTCAGCAATTTTCTTAACCAGGCTTGCCGCGATGGGAAACTCAGCTTCTAGGTCTTGTCCAGCTTTCTTTGCATTGGCAATACCTTCTAACAAGTTACGCACACTGGCCGGAGCTCCTTTGGCTCCTTTACTGCTGACGCCAAGACTGAAATTGCCTGCACGAAGATAGAAGTCCACTAGGCCAAATGTTTTACCCTGTGGGAAATGCACAGCAAGTTTCTGCCATGGTGTATTGTTAAGAATCTTTTTACGAGCCTGATCAGCTTCGCCGCCCACCATGCCATATGTTAAGGCAATGCTTTGTAGCACTTCACCCAGGTTGTCACGCACCGCTTCCAAGTTTGCGGCTTCACCGGCAAATACGGGCAACTTTTTCCGAGCCATCATGTTGATGCCGTCTTTGATGGTTTGCTGAAGTGTGGTCACACCATTGATGTGTTTCAACAACTCCGCACCGTTGGTGGCTGTGTCAACTGCACCAAGAATGTCTTGTGGCTTGAAGCCGGCACGAGCTTTTTTGCTGGCTTTTAGTTCTGGACGCAGTCCGGGCACTTCATTATTGTCCCACTTGTGCATCATGCTGGGAAGAATTTCGTCAAAATACTTGCCAAAGTACACAGGTTTACCATCACCGCCAACAAATTGTGCTAGACCAAAACCACGATGGCGTGGGCCCATGCGATTTGCCCAAGTGATAGGACGACCACTTTGTTGTTGTACTTGTTTGTCCACATGTACAACATTGGCTTGTAATTCTGCGGTATCTGCAAACTGTCCTCGTTGTGGATAGTTTTGTGTGCCAGCAAATTGATAAGGTGCGCCTACTTCTGCGCCAAATGTATTGTTGGGCACCGCAGTAAACGCAGGATCCATTGGGCTACGAGCATAGATTCCGCGGCCTTCTGATACTGTGGCAATAACTTCAAAAATCTTCATATAGTTATTTATCGCCGCTCAATATCTTCTTCTTTGCAGGCAGCTCCGTACTGTATTTCTACGATTTTACATGGGACTTCGTAGGGATTTGTTAGTTTATGCCATTGTCCTGTGGACACATGATAGTTCATGTGCTCGCTTAACAGCACCACCGGAAGTGCATAACCATTGGGCATCATACTATACACATCACATGCGCCGTAACTGACATGCCAGTGTTCAGCACGATTTGCATGTCGTTGCATACTTAGACTTTGCCTGGGGTTAATTGTTAATTCTTTTACTTTAGTACCAGGTACTTCGTGTAGCACTCTGTAGTAACCCCAAGGGCGTTCTGTCTTGGGCGCTTTCCATTCACTTAGTATCCAACTACTTGAATTAGATTTAGTAAAACCACCAATTCCAAACACAAAGTCAATGCTCGGTACATCCATCTCGGGAATATTATGTTCGGTACGATCGCCACCATTGGCAAAGATTATTTCTGCATAAGGAAACTGACGCTTAATATTAATTAATAGATTTTTAGCACTACCAATGTCATCATCAGTAAAACTTTCTACTCGTGTAACCACTCGCATTGCTCGCAATACTGCGGCACGCTCTGCCCATGGCATGAAGGCACGGCCTTTCTTCTTTTTGAGCCAGGCATCACTATTAAGTCCCACAATCAACATGTCACCAAAATTTGCGGCTTCTGTCAAATATTGTATGTGCCCTTGGTGTATTGGATCAAAGCCTCCTGTACAAACTACTATCTTCATGTCTTTGCCCTATAGAAATCTTTGTCTAGCCAAGGATATATTATGTCTTCTTGTCTAACATGTCCGTATCTGTTTAAACTATCTACTACGCTAGGATGTAATAATTTTTTATCGGCTAGATCAAACCAACTAGTGGTACTGGGATTCATTGGTGCTTCTGCTTTGTATACTGCGAGATATATCCAATCAGTTTCTGCATTTTTATAAAAATATGCGTCCCTGCAATCAAATCCATTCACAGCCAACATATAAACTAAATTTGAAATGTTATAATTAAAATAAGAATAGTTGTGTGTTCTAAAAGTTAATCTATTATAAGTATAATTAATTGTTTGAGGCAATGCCATTACCAACATACCATTGGTATTCATCTGTTTATTCCACACCGACAGTGTATGCAGTGGACTTGTGACAAATTGAAACGAGTCGTGTGCCCATACTAAATCTAGTAATTCTGGTAGTATACCATACTCTTCAAAATTACCTTCTATCCATCTAATATTTTCTGTTGCACGAATTTCTTCATCTACCTTATTAAGAGTACGATCAACTGCGTACACACGATAATTTCTAGGTTCAGGTAGATCGTCACGAGTTTCTAAAGTGGCCCACCATTGTGCATCTAAGCCGGTGCCGCAACCCATGTCTCCTATTACAGTAAGACTATCTAAAAAACTATCATAGCCGTACAACAAATTTAATATTTCTAAACTATGGTCGTGGCTTAAATGTGGGTTGGCAAATTGTGTCATTTAGTCAATACTTCTAATACTATTTTTTCTTTAAGTTGTTTTAGTCTAGGTTCAAGTTGATGACATGCTTCTGCAATCTCAAGGTCTGAGCCCCAACTACGCTGTGTACTTAAATGGTGTGCCCACTTGGCAGTAGTATCTTTGGCTATTTGTACTTCTACAGTATTGTGCATTGGTTGTGCCCTCATACACATGTCAAACTCTGACAGCAATTCATCGGCGCGAATTTTCCATTCATTCACAGCACAACATCCTCCATACCTGCTGTACGCAATCTAGTCACGTGGCCAATCATGAAGTTCTTCGACTCAATCCCTTTAAGTAAGCCCAACCACTTGTTGCGTACAAGTGCAACCTCGTTGATAATTGTTTCAAAATCAATTACTTCATCTTCGCCATCCACATACTTTTCAGCATCACGACTTGTTAATGCCCTAGCGTATGCTTCTAAATACTTTTGAAAGTGCTTACGGCGAATTTTCCTTAACTGTATATTAAGGAAGTTAAGCACCGCTTCAATTTCTTGTAATTGATTAAAGCGATGCTCGGTGATACCGGGCAAGGTTGCAATGTTTTTTTCAAGGTGTCCCTTGACATTACAATCATACTTTGCCTCTACTAATTCATTTTCGTAGTAGTTGATAAAGTCTGGTATCTCTCCAAGATTTTGTACAATCCGGTTATACCACATCGTTAATCTTCGTAGTCGTATGGTTCTTCTTCGTCTTCGTCGCCAGCGTATTCTTTAAGAGCTTTTTTAAGATTAGCATCTGTGCCACTGAACTCAATAAGTTCAATATCACCTAATAGATCTACTAGAATACTCATTAAATTGTCGGCTGCCTCTTGACGATCCTTAACCGGAATATACTGTTTAAGCACAGTATATGTTTCACTCAATACATCAACTTCGATACTCATATTAGGCTTCCTCTTCTATTTTTGCCTCTGCAGGGATTGCAATTACATGGTGTGGATTAGCAGTGAAGTCGGCCATTATTTGATCCAATGAACCATTTTCATTTCTCTCCCACGCCTTACGAAACTGTTTAATAACCTTGCCATCTGTTAGTGTGTATTTAAGACTGTTGCCTTCTTTTTCTAAAAATCCCTTGTTCTCAAACAGGTCAACTAGTCCTGAATAGGGATTCATTCCTGTTTCGTAAGGGATCTTTACTTGTACACTTTCAAACGGTTTGCTATAGCGTGTCTTCATAATCTTACAAGCCGCTCTAATACCCTTAACTTCGCTGATCTTGTTGCCATCCTCGTCCTCTTTGAGTTTGAGTTTCTTCATGGCAACAACAATACTACTGGCGTAAATAAAGCCCTGACCACCGGAGATCTTGTCATCCGGGTCAAACATGTCCTGGCTGGCGTATGTGTGATTGGTACATACCAACCCGATATTCAATGAGCCAAACATATTTACACAGTTACGTACAAGACTTGTGAGTGCTTTGGGTTTACGGCCCATGTCACCTTTCATTTCGCCTGCTTCAAATTGGTTAACATCTGTGGGAGTCAACAACATGCCCAAGCTGTCAATAACAAACAGGACCTTGGGACGCTCTAGCTCGGGGATTGTTTTGTATTCCTTAACAAAGTCGCTGATGACTTTGGCAACATCGTCAATCATGGCCATATTAAGTTTGAGCAGTTTGCTTTCGTCTGTGTCCACACCCAAGGCATGTAACCACGCTTCATCCAATGCGTTTTCTGTATCAATTAAAATTGGGTAGATGCCTTGCTTCTGTGCATTGGCAATCAAGTTGCCTGAACAGATAAAGCTCTTGCCTGCGCCACTCTCGCCTGCAAACACAGTGACCTTGCCCATTGGAATACCTTTTGTAAAGTCTCCGCTGATAAGATAGTTCAATGCAAAGTTGTTGGTTGATATCCAATCAGTTGGATCATTGAAGCCAACACTAATTCCGTCAATTGCTTTGGTAATATTTTTTCTAAATTTGCTCACATCGAATGGTTTAGCCATGATTGGTTTCCTTATATAAATGTTTAAAAGTTTTGCGACTGTTTACGTTTCTTCGTCGGTCCAACTCAGCGAGCTGTCGCATGGACTCGTTAAAGTTTTTACTTATGGGTTGTTGTATATATTGTAACATGTTTTTGTAACTGTCTTCAAGTAAAAATCCTGGTTTTGCCGCAATACGTTGCTCTAATGTTGCCTTCACTGAGTTTAACACATTGTCTGGCAGATGTCTAATATTTAGGTAATCGGGATTTAACAATGGACCAATAATAAAACTATTATTATGAAATCCCAAACCTGTTAAGAAGTCAACACAATCAAAAACACTCCGGTAGTTCAATATAAAGTGCAACATATTAAAAGATATCTTGTGTCCCAAGTTGCGTATGATATTTAGATTGTCTAAAAAGTCTACCCATCGACCACCATGTCGAATATATTCAAATTCTTTTTCAACAGTTTCTACACTCACAATCCAATGAACATTTTTGAATTGGCAAATCTTATCAAACACCTGCGTATCTACTTTGCTTAAATTTGTATTGATACGTAATTGAGTATTGGGGCGAACACGATCTAGTAACTCCAAATTTTCCTTCATTAGCAGGGGTTCCCCTCCGGCCAAGTACACATGATCCAATTGGTATGCACGATCAAAGATGTATTCCTTAAATGCATCTTTTTGTTCATCTGTTGGTGTTTCAGTTACTACATTCAATTCACTAGCCCACTTGCTACTAAATTCTGGGCCGCAGTACACACAAGCAAAATTACATAAATTAGTCCATCGGACGTCGACGGTTCTTAAATTAAAAGTATTAGTTTGATATGTATCCAATGGCACATGTTTCAATTCTCGTATATAAAATACTCTATCACTAATAATGTCAAAACTTTTCTTACCCACTTCTAAATCATGGCATGGTTTACAATTAGTGGGTTTTTCACCATCAACTATTGATGCTTGTCTAGCAAGGTTTCCCACCGACAGTACTACCTGCTCTATTGGCGCATCTTTGATATTTCCTAGTAGGTTGGCACTACGTATACAATTTTTAACATTACCGTCAAAATTGTACATCAACCCAGTCCACGGCACTGGACAAAATGCAGAATTGGTTAGTACGTCTTTGGGTATCATGCTGGTCCTAACGATATATCAGTTATGTACAAGCCATTGGCTTGTGCCATATCTAGTGTGTGTACTAACACGCTGGCCCAGTTGTTAACTTCGGCCGCAGGCGGAACTGTTTTATCTATGCTTGTGGCAATATTACCAGGACGTACCATAACCAAGTTGGGGCTACCTTCCTTACCTCGTAATTGCATCACCGCTTGTTCTAATGCTACTTTCTGTATGCGATATTGATCCATGCCAGGTAGTACACTAACCGGGTCCTGAGTCATCATAGTACTGATGTTTATAATAGTTTTGTTTGTCCCAGTCCATCGTCGGTGCATTTCAAACAATAGTTCAGTCTGAGCAAATCCCACTTGTGCATTATTAATAAAAACATCACAGGGTTCAACGGCATCAACTACTCGCGGTAACACCTTGATGTTAAATCCATTACGCCGACTTAACCCAATTATCTCGTGGCCACGATCAGCATAGCATCGTGCCAGTGCTTGTCCTATGCCTGCCGAATGTCCGGTGATTGCTATTTTCACATCATGCCCCTGAGTTCTTTTTGTTTTTGTATATATACATCAACTGCGGTTTGATCTTTATTATTAACATCCAGTACTGCCGGCTCCTTGAGATACGCATATGAATGATCAATATCGTGTTCTTGAGCAAATGCCTGTATGTTGGGCAAATCATCTACATTTAGAATACTTACTGTGGTCCATAAGTTTAATTTAACAGGCATGGACTTATACGTCATTAAATTTTTATAGAATGTATCCCATTTAATGGGCCAACGCATAAACTCGTGTACGTCTCCGATGCCGTCACAACTAACAGTCACAGTAACTTCAACACGGTCAGTGATCTTTTCAAGTTCATGCAATACCACATTGCAATTTGTGTTAAGCCTAAGTGTTTTAAGATTGGGCGGCAAGTTAGCCAATATCTTTTTGTAATTTTTACTATAACTAGGTTCGCCACCGTTAATATCCAAGTGACAGATACGATCTTGAGGCAATGACCAATAGCCACTGCTGTTATTGATTATGGGAAATGTGCGTCCCATCAATGAGCCAATTTTAGTACTACAGTCGGGGCCGCATGTTTGGCAGGCCGCATTACATACGTTGTCTAATACCCCACCAACTTGCAAGTAATCTTCTTGCATTTCTGTTTGATCTAATTTAATAGCATACGCACGTATGCTATCTTTACCTTCTTTTTCAACCTGTTCGCACCTAACACACTCACTTGGAAATATGCCATTCATAAATGCGTGTTCTATATTTTGTTGCCACCAGCTGTTGTTCATTTCAGTAAGTGAACTAAAATGTGGTGCATCAACCATGTGACCACACCGACTAACTGTGCTGTCGGGATTGAATCTAACAAAATGTCTTAGTCTAGGGCACCACATAATTTTATTGAATACTCAATTATTTCTTTGTATACTGTGGGATAGATTTGTTTTATAGTTTGAACAATAGTGTCAAACGTAACTACTTGTCCTACTAATGTTTCAGTTAACACTTTGTCTATTGACAAGTAGAAGTGTAATCGATTGTTGCTCTTAAAAAATGCATCTAATGTTGGATCCACAGGTCTACTGTGCCAATGCTGATCCGTTATTTTATTAATTTGACTTATTGGTAGTAGTTGTATTTTACCACGATTAAATCGTTGTAAATTTAAAAGCCAATGAAATTGTGGAACATAGTGCCTGTTCAAAAATAGGTATTCATTGATAAATTTCAATGCGGTATATCTATCAACTTTAGGATCTTCATTTAGTGTATATTCTAAATACGAATGCACACCGGATAAAAATCGTTCGTACGGATCACGGACAAACACATCAACTTGTGATATATTACTTATGTCAGTTACTGATTGAAATCCAGACTCGTATAAACTACTGCTTCCATTTTTGTAGATCGGAAAGACATACCGCTGTGAAGGTACTATTTCTAGTATATCACAGCGGTCGGGAAATATTATCGGATCAAGATACGATAACATCGACTAGGCATTACTGCTTGTTACGATTGCGAATCATAGCCAAGATGTCCTCGGCTTTTTGACTAGACGGTTTTGCTGTTACCACCGGGGCAGTTGGTGCCGGGGTGTCGTCAGTATCAAATGGTGCATCGTCATCATGTGCCACAGGTGCGGCCACTACCGGACGGGCCTGTGCTACAGGAGCCGGTGCATCTTCTGCTTTTGAGGCACCTTCCGGAACATTGAGTCCATAAGGCTTGTAGTAGTTGGCCCAACGATCTGGATCGTAAGGTTGTCCATCAACACTTGCCTCAAACATTTCCTTAATGACTTTAAGGTCAGTTTCTGAAGGACGCTTTGGCAAAAAGTCACCTAGGTTATGCAGTCCAAACTGCTCAATCGCGGCGGCCTCCACTGCTGTAAGTGCAGACTCTTTGCGGCTCCAAGTGCTAGTACTGTAGTCAGCATATCCACCTTTGCTGGTTTTCTTGATGCTAAAATCAAGTCCTGCCGCATAGTCAGTTGGCATAGATTCCATTTCTGGATCCATTAGTGCGTTCTTGATCAAGTTGAAGATCTGTGGGCTAATAACAAATCTACGGATTGGATTCTCTGGTGTCTTGTCATCACCAATTGGATTGTCACGTACAAAGCCTTGGAACAAGTAAGATTTCTTTTTCCAATATTTACGACCCATTTCTTCCAAGTTGGGATCCTTGAACCATGTACGCACTTCGGCCAATACTGGGCAAGCGTCTCCATACATTTCAACGCAAGGTACTTGAACAACAATAGGTTTGCTATCTGATTGACCTTTAACGCCAGCGAATGGCAATTTGATCATCAGGCGTTCAACCCAGAAAAAACTGTTCTTTGGATCTGCGTCGGGGAGGAATCTTACGCGACTTGTTGTGTTTTCTGGAATGTTCCAGTGTGCGTAAATGGCGTTGTCGCCTTGTTGTTTGTTACCGCTTGAACGGTTGTCTTGGGATTGTAGCTTTGCGCGAATTTCTGCTAATGTCATGGCCATAATAGTTCTCCTTAAAAATGTGCCTTAATTTTGTGCCTTAATATGTATAATGCACTCGTTGCAGTATACAGTAGTATTTATGATAAGTCAAAAGAAAAGGCAAATTAATTTGCCCGTTTCCGTTACCAAAATTTGGTGTTATCTTCTCAGGCCGGCCAATGATCTAATAAAGTCCAATGGATCAGCACTTTGCATTACTGGCTGTGCCGGTGAGGCCGGCGGCGTTGCTTCTGGTGCAGGTTGTTCTGCAGGTTGGGTTGTGCCCAACACTGGTTCCGCTCCGGGTTGTGGTTCTGCTTTGTCATTCTGCATGACTGCTTCGATTTGCGGAACTATTGCGGGCATGTTTTGCTTGACCCATTTTAGCACTTCTGGACGGCAATCGTATTCTTCGCCTTTGATGTCGGCCATATCATGTATGTCATCAAATAACTGATCATCACCAATTACACTATATAATGCACTGGTAGCATCTTCGCCGTTGACTCCAACTTGCAGTGGTTTGCTCATTAATTCAACTAGTCGACGAACTTCTTCTTCCGACTCGGGCATGGCCCAAGTGCCTTCCACTATACCGTTGGCCCAAGATTCAAATTCTTCTGCCATTGGTGTATTCAGACTTTCTTGTTGTCGTTTATGAGCGCGGTACACAAATGGCAGTGCGGCATCAAAACGCTCATCATACATCTTCTTAACAAAACGCTCACGCAATGCGTCGACGTCGTATTCATCTTCTACTGCGGATTCAGGCATGTAGTTTTCCATAAAATCCAAATAGTGGCGTGGGCTTCTTAGGCGCTTTAGTTGGTCCTTGAGTTCTTTATACCTGTTGATGGCAGCATTTGCCATTTGATCTGTTTCTGAATCTTCAAATTGACGACGCTTGATCGAACGTACAAAATGGCTCATATTGCCCATTTCGGTAACCATGCCGTTCATACACTCGGCTATGTCATCATTGTGTTCGCCGCCATGTGCAATATGTGTTGCCAGTGCGGCCGCACAACCTAGATGCTTGTGTGGCACAAGGAAACGCTCACCATGTGGTGTTTCGATAAAGATCTGATCAATTTTACGACCGCGGGCGCCGTGTTGTTCTTCATCAATGCTGTCGCTGTGTATGATTCTTAATTTACAAGGACCAACTTCCATGAAGCTATGACGGCTGGTTCCATATAGTCGGCTTTCGGTTACGTTAATTTCTTCTTTGCTCACGGTATCATCTGCCTTGGTTTGTTGTTTGATGTCTTTGAGTTGTAGGTTGCTTTTGGCAACATCTCTAGTATCAAAGTTTAACATGTTACGCTTGGCAAACTTACGCAAGTTTCTTAAAAAATCGTACCATGTTTGTTGTTTAGTATCATCTTCTTCATCTTGTTTAATATTGTCAATGATATCACTGCCGAAATAAACTTTCATTGCTTTTTCGTCAATCAAACTTATTGTTACATTGCCTAGTATGTCACCGTCAACATCAAAATCAAAGTTAAAAAACCTGGCTCGTTCTGGGTCTTGGGTGCGTTTGGCAGTTTCGTCGCCCAGATTCACATTACTGAATCGGCTACGGATCTTGTCAAACAAGTTTTCTGCAATTTTGTCTATTTCTCTCATAATGTTATTTATCTGTATATGGGCCAAAGGTTGTATAGCTAGACACACGGAACGTACCTGATGGGACTGGGGTTAGCATACCATGCCAAAGTAAGGGTTGTGACCCATCGGAATTGGGTCCGTTTAGCATGATGTATCCAGTATTAGCTTCCGGAACAAACCTTTTATATGGATCGTGTGGGTCTCTGGCATTTGTAAATATTGTACCCAACTTATCACTTGGGGATACCCAATATATTTGCATAGTAGATGGCAACTCCCCATCTGTATGCATACCCACTGTAAAATCTGGTTCATCAAGCCACCAGACAGTATTACCTCGATTGGTTGGGCGGTCGAATTCTATGTTGCATAGTTCTGCAATTTGTGTATATAAAGATGCTATATAGTCGTTTACCTCAATTAGCAGAGGATCTGCATCAGTGGTTAACGCTCTGCGTAGCCAGTCTAATTGCATGTCTTGTTTTTGCCAAGGTGCGGCTAACCAATCCTTGGCTAGGATTTGATCAACAAGGTGTTGTGGTAATAAGTCTGCGACTTGAAACAACCTATCAGTTACTGGTGTTATTTGCATATTACATTGTCATAATGAATGGCATAGGTTCAATAAAGTCGTCTAAACTGTCCCTTAGGTGCTGGTCTAGGTCCGGGTCATAACTTTGTAGTAACTGTACCATGCGTAACACTAAGATTGTAGACATAACCAGGTCATCGGTCTCTCCAACTTTGGCCGCATAACTTACTCCGGCCGCAACAAAAGTTTTTAGTTCGCTGATCATGTTTTTGCTGGCAATGTGCATACGCCGAGTTTCGATCAAGCTCTTTAACTTGGCACAGGCCGCAAGTTTGCTCTTGTTTGTTGTGGTAAATCCGCGTCGATATAATCTAGTGCTTCCCACTTTCTTGGGCTCAGTTAAGAATGTTCCGTGTATGTTTTCTTCACCAATTTCGCTGATACTAACCAGGCCTGCTTCGCCAATGGTGTTGTTTTCTATGCTGTAGTAAATATCTGTGTCGGTGTTGGTGATCTCAAACAGGTAATCACATATTTCCTTTACAATGGCAATTTGTCTTTGTATGGGAGTTTTGTTATGTTGCCATTCACCCACCTGCATCATGCCCGGGATTTCATAAATTTGTATAGCCGCATAGTCGCCGCCTGTGCCCAGACTGGGATCTAACCCCACTACATACTGATGTCCTTTGCTAGGCTTCTTGTACCAACGTACTTGTCCCTGGCGCTCAATTGGGTCTATTCCGGCCATTTCAATTAAGGTGGTACTGTTGATTAGTGTTTCGTCATAGATCAAGAACTCGCATCCATGTTCACGACGGAAACGTTCTTCACCAATGCGACCAATTTCTTCTGTTTTCCATTGTTCGTCACGATCTGGGTGTTCTTGCCAGGCTGCCTGGAAGCCTCTAAATCCGTTTACACCCAATTCAGTTCGATTGCCAAATTCATCAACACATTTGTTGGCCCCTTTCCAAATTAATGCAAACTGGTCTTCATCACTATTGGGTGTGCTTGTGATAATGGCCTTACCACCTGTGCTCAGTGTGGGTGATATAGATGTCCAAAATTCTTTAGCAATGGTGGGACGGACGAACGCAAACTCATCACAGTACAGTAGTGTAATACTCATACCACGACCTGTTGTTTCAGTTGTTGTTTGACTCACAATACGACTACCGTTTTCAAACTCTAAACTGCCTTTGTTGTAACTGGTACAACCTGCACGAATATGGTCCGGACACAGTTCATAGGCATACCGAACTCGTTGCATAATTTCTTGTGCTCCTGTATACTTGTGAGCCGCAATAAGAATTGTTGAGTCTGGAACAAACATGGCATACCACAGCAAGTAGCCTGCGGCACTGGTTGATTTGCCTGTTTGTCTGGGCATTAATGCTATACTGAATCTGTGACAGTGATAAGTATCAATGAGACGCTTTTGATATTCAAAAGGGTGATACAACATCTTACCTTTGACGGGGTGTTGTATGTAGAAGTAGTTGTCCATAAAATACTGTGGTCCTGCCACAGGATCTGCACAGCGAGCAAATTCCATAATTTGCCGTTCTGTGTAAGACGACTTTTTATGGGGCGTCTTTACTAGTTGTTGTTCGTCAATTTTTGCCATTATCTATTACTTATGAGTGACTGCCTACTACTTAATCAAGATTATCGTCCAATTTCCGTACTGCCCTTGAGCGTTATTAATTGGCAACATGCTATCAAACTAATGTTTCTTAAAAAAGTTCATGTACTTGAAACTTATCCAACATGGATAGTGCATTCAGAACGCTTGTCCATCAATGTGCCCAGCGTTTGTGTGACCACGGACTATTTCAAATACAAGAAACATGTCAAGTTTAGTCGCTACAACATGTATTTACGCGACCTGTTTGAGTGTCAGTATTGCGAAGACATATTTGACTACGAAGATTTGACCATTGATCATGTCATACCTAGAGCGGCTGGAGGTAAGACTGCATGGGATAACTGTGTCACCAGTTGCAAGAGCTGTAACCATCACAAAGGTTCTAAGTTGATGCGTCCAAAGAACTTGCCGCATCGTCCAGAATACTACAACCTGGTCAACAAGTGGAAAGACTTACCTTTCACTGTCAAACAGGAATCGTGGAACAAATACTTGGGTGTTGAAAAACTAGTTGCTTGAGTCGTTGCGAAACTTGCGTTCTAGACGGGACGCAAGTTGTTCTACTTTGTCTGCATCGGCATTGCCGTTTTTATCAATTAGATGTGCAGGGTTACGCTCGGCTTCTGGGGGAGCATCACCCACTGGTTTTTCACCAGTCAAATACGGACGACTAAACCATAGTTGAAACCATTCGGGGGTTCCTGCTTTGATGTTTAGTTGTTTTTCCAGGCGTTGTTTTTCCATGCCAGTGATAGAAATATTTGATCCCACTGGACTCATGGATGGCATTTCCCTGGCATCAGCACAAATTGGGGTAAAGTCTTCCAACAAGCCGTTGCCCAGGCCAGCTAACCGTTTGAGTTCGACCAGGTCGTCTGCGGCCATTGCGGCATCAGGAATATGATCCTGTGCATAACTTGGTGCGGTTATGCGATACTGTTTCATTTGCGTCGAAGAACAACAGGACCTGTTGCTTTGATTGGACTTGTTTTGTTCACTGAGTCTAGCTCACTCTTATTGCTGGCCCAGTTTTTATCAAACTTGATGCCAATTTGTTTTGCGGCATGATACAAGGTTTCTAGTTCTTCATCTGCATAAGGGGAATAGAAAGGATCCCCAGCAATATAATTATCCTTGTCCATGGTCTGGTCTGGACTTCCTGCGAGTGCAACACTAAAACGATAATTTAAATATAAACTTCCAGAATTCATATTCAAGTCGGGACTGGTCAGTGCATTTGACAAACCCACTGCTTGAGTCTTGCTAATTGGCCTAGTAGAGCCGCCCCCATCGGGAGCGGACCCTTCGAGAATAATCTCGTTTATTTTCATTTTGTTAATTTAATACTTTGGTATTCGGCCATTAACTTTGCACCAAGTGCTTCAAGTGGGTGAGACTCTTCAACCTTGTTGGCCTTGGGTGTTTTTGGATTAGCGGCCCGGTTGGCTGTTTCAGGGTCTTGATCTTTTTGCTTGTTCAAGTCATCTGTGGTATCAGCATAGCCAACAGTTTCTGCACGGTGCATGCCGCGAACATCAGGGCGAGGAGTATTTAATACTTCTTCGGGTTTGTCGATGTCGGTGTTGCCGTATTCTTTGGCTTCCATTGGCTCGGCTGTAACGACTACTTCAGCATGTTGCTGTTGTCCACCTGCCATACCGGCCATCTTTAACATCTGCATCAGTTGATCAGCGGCTTCACCGTCAGCACTGATATTGATATTCTTGGTACCATCACTGCTTTGTGTTGTGTTGATACTCATCTTGCCTTGTTGCTGTTGCATGTCTTGTGCCATGCTACCAATTGGGCTGACGATTCCGCAGTTCTCTTTGAGTTTGGCCAACTCACGGTCTGCGGCCTCTGTGTCTTCGCAGGCACATGGCTCACTCTTGCAAGTTGGGCATGTTTCACCTTCTTGAACTGGAAATTCTTCGTTGCCTAGTTTGAAGCTGTCCTCGCCATCGGCTTTGGCCTGTAGTGCTTTGAAGTGCATGACTCCGGCACCTTCTTCCATGTCATTTTCATTGAAGCCTACTTGTGATATATTATAATATGGTTCATCACTGGGGTTTGGTACATTATCATTGATCCATGCTTGTGCTTCTTGTTGACTTGCAAAAGGTCCAGAAACTCGTTCTGGATCACCAGTTCTTATTTCATAGTTAACATAAAAACCACTAGCTTCGGCGCCTTCAGGCAGGTTGGGTTCACTATGAGTTCCATGTGCGGCCTTGATACTGCCTTTTAAACTGGTAATATGATTGCGCGAAGGCATGCCTTTTCTTGGACCACGATCTAGGACATCATGCCCATGACGGCCAAAGCCTTTTTGTAACGGGTCATTGTGGTCAAACTCGCCACCACCTATTAGGTCTTTTGAGCCTGCATAGTCATCTGGTCTAGGGCCATTGTAGTACTCGTCATCGCTGTAATCATCGTTTTCATAATCGGGTAATTCTTGAGTGTACAGACGATCTTTGTATTTGGGATCACGATACTTGGCCGCTTCATCGACTTCTGCTTCGCCACCCTGTTCGTCTTTTCCTTGAGCACCTTGAATAACATCGCGTCTAGTTACTGTTTTATATGGCTTGGCATTGTTGGCCAAGTTGCCGTCATTGGCTTCTTTTACTGTCAAGCCTGCTAGACGGGCCAGTTCGTTTAGTTCTGCGGCTTCTTGCATACCCATCTTGTGGCGCAAGTCTGCTTTCATGTCTTCATCGCTACCATGGCCCAATGTATTTAGAACTTGTCCGCCCAGGCGCTTGGCACGATCCATCATGCTGGGCCGTGCAGGTGCAAGTGGCATGGGGAAATTATCATTGTCCATTGGATTTTCTGTTGCATCATTCAACTGTGATTTACCGTAACTGTGTACTTCCATGCAGTCACGCAGGAGTTCACTGCAATGTCCTGTTTCTTTAAATGCTTGAATGTCGTTTTGCAATTCAGCCAACATCTCTTGTAGTGTCATGTCTTTCTTCTTGACCATCTCAGTGAAGTTAACGCCTTCGATCAACAACTTGGCCATACGACGACTGCTTTCCATTGTTTTGGTTTTGGTTTTAGAACGAAGTAGGCCTGCACCTTTGGCTTGCTTTTTAAAACTGGCAAATGGATTTTCTGCTTCGGTCATGTCTTTTTGTTTTTTACGCAAGGCACTATTGAACTTGTCATCTTGTGCATTGTGTTTTGCAGATGCTTTTTTATCTTTGCGGTCATCAGCATCAGCATATTTCATACCTGCCGCATCTCTTGCTCTCTTTAGCAGTTCAGGACTCAGTTCATTGATTTGGTCTTCGTTAGTGTCCTGTGTTGCTTTGCCTTTGACCACGGTGCCTTTGGCACCCTTGGGTGCTTTGTCTGGCACACGACCAAATGGATCATTGCCAATTTTGGCAGGAGCACTGGCCGCAGGATCTTTCTTAGGACGACCTTTGGGACCTTTTACACGAACAACTTTTTCTTTTTTAGCTGTGCCTTTGGCAGGACGGCCACGCTTGGGAGCGTCTTCGTCATCGGGATCACCTTGATATTCGGTGCCGTATGTACCTTTATGCTTGGTGACACCGTTTTTATATTCAGTGTCACCTTCATTGAATTTAGCAAATTGCTCTTTGAGTTTTTCTTCGACTTTAGCCACACCCTCAAGAATTGACCCTTTGGCTTCTACGCTTTCGTAGATGGCCTGTGGTTTCTTATTCTCTAGCGGCTCTTGTTTTGGTGTTACTTTTTTGAGACTATCTAAAATTGTGTACATGTTGCTCATGATTATTTTCCTCGGGGACGTTGTAGGGTGTTTTTAGTACTGCCAATGGGACTGTTATTTTGTTGTGGAGTATCGTTGGTGGTTTTACCTGTAGCATACTCCGTATCAGTACCTTGTATTTCTTGCTTGCGTGTGTTGGCACTTAGTTCTTTGATCAAATTAGACAGGCGTTTCTGGCCAACAGCTTCTTGTGCGCTGGGTCCACCAAGATCTTCTTTGGTCAACAACGGACTTTCGTCTTCGTTGCTTTCAACAGGCCCCCATACCAATTGTTCATTCAATGCATCAGCCATGGTTTTAACATCAACCCAACTGGCATTAACACCAGCACGTTCACCGATCAACTGGCGGATTTGTCCAGGAATAGTTGGATACTTCAATCCAACATCCAACATGTAGCAATCACATGCCCCTTCTTTGGCAAATTCCCAATGTTCAGTTACTGGCAGTCTTTTTACAGCACTGATAGTTTCAACTTGGAAACAATCCAATGCATTTTTAATGCGGTCAAGTACTTCGCCCTTGGGCTCTACGTGTGCCATTTTGATACGAAACTCGTAGACTTTGTGTGTTTCGTGAAAGTATGCTGATAAATTTTTCATGTGGCATTAATCCTATATTCTATATTTATGTCCGTTTACTTCTTTTCTTCTGCGCGATTTTTGCCCAGAATTTGATCTAGTAGCGCATTGCGGTCTAGCACCATGCCTTTTCCGTCAACGGGTTCGTCTTCTTCTCGGTTGTTGTCCTTGGCTATTTGATGATCTAGTTTGGCCTTGTTCAACTGCAACTGTATCATCTTGAGTTTTTTATCCATTTTAGCAGTCTTGGCAGTGATGCTGTGCCCCAGTAACATGCCCGCTGTTTGTAATATAACTCCAGCAAAACGTGGATCAACATTCATGCCCAAATCTATTAGATCTTCTGCTTTGCTTTTGGCCAACAGGGCCAATTCATCTAGCTCGCTGTCCGCAGTATCTAAATCTCTAACATAGGGCAAGGCCGCATCAATTTTATCTATGGCCGCATCAACATCAGTTATCATGTTTCTGTTTTGTGCTATTACCGTTCTAATATCTTCTGTGGTGGTACCGCCTGCATCATCTATTATAGATGATGGTAAATTGAAGGTTTCTTCGAGTTTTTTAGTCATACGGTATTTATGGGATAATTTTTGGTATAGGTTTATCCCTGAACCAGTCACAGATTGCTGTTATTACTTCTTTTTGTCTTTTTCGGAAATAGTGTCCGTCCTCTGCACTTACGTTATTCGTAACCAATATAGAATCAGTCTTGCTCATTTGTTCTTGTGCTTTTTCCCAAACTTCTTTTTCATGCATAACAATTAAAATTGGAGTTTTACTGTCCGCAACATCATAGGTGTCTAGTCGTGCTCCTTGGTGATGTTTATCAATTCCATCCAGCACATGCCATGTACCCGACGCACTGACTATCTTGTGTAGTTTTGTTTCAACCAAACTAATATTTGCCACATCAAGTGCTCCGTAACTAATACCAAACCAATTTAATTTTGCATTTGGAAATTTATTGCTTAATATATCTATTACTTGAAGTGCTTCCCGCCGACGGTCAAGTGATTCTCTATAAAAGCTACCAACCCATCCTTTGCCGTATGCAACAAAATAATCAGGAACATCAAAGATTGCTACTGCTACGTTTTGATCTAGCCAATAGTGCATCCATTCCCACGTAAACTGATATATTCCGTCGCCGGTTTTGTCAGCAATGGTACCATCAGCGTTATAATAAAAGAAATGTGGAGTTAACCCACCGTAGGTGTATATCACAACAGTGTCTGGATCTGCTACTCGACTTAAAATACAAACAGATGTTTGATGTTTTGGATATTTTAAAAACTCTATTTCAGAAATTTGCAATCCTGAAAGAGATCTGGCTTTTTGTTTGTTGTAAACTCTTTGTAATAACTCATGACGATCTGGATAGGGCATTGAGTATTTAACATCAAAAAAGGACCTTACGGTCCTTTTATTATTTGAGTTTAACGCCTGTGGTTAGTCGTTTCCACTTTTGCCGTTCCTCGTTGTACCAAGGGTCTAGTTCGTTGTCTTTGAGTGCCACCGGCTCGCACATGTCTGCTTTGAGACTATCCTGTACTGTTTTGGCATTTACTGCTTGTGTTAGTATGGCTCTCCACTCTTTAAACTTGGCCTCTGGTGTTGTGGTTGGAACAAGAAGTTGATGCGGAACAATTAACGATTTAAGCACAGGGTTAAATCCCAGATCAGCCAGTGGTTTATATCCGTGTGCTGTTTTTGTTCCAGTGATGCCCAACACATGTGTTTGGACTTTTCTGCTTGAGTCATTGGCCCAGGTATCTGCCTCGGACATGAATCCAACACTGAAATCCAAGTTGCCGCCAAGCATGGTAAGGAATGAGTCAGCAGTGCTTTTGAAAGGTACTGCCTGTGCATTTGGGTATTTGTCAATAATTTGCAAACTGAACAAGTGACTTGTGGCACCAAGTCCGCTGACTCCAATGTTTAGGGGTTTATCTTTGGGTACTTCGTTCCAGGATTTGTACTTGACTGAACTGATGGCCATGGGACTGGTACAAAATAACATGACCGGACGGAAATCTCGTACATCATAACTTTCGGTTGGGTAAAACTCTGGACGAACAAAGAACGCACTACTTGTGTGTAAAATAGTGTTTGGATTTGCTTTCACAAAGTTTGCCGCGATGGCATTGCCTGCACCAGGCTTGGTGTCAGATATAAAATTATATTTGGTTTGAATACGATTTGCTTCCTGTGCCAGAGCACGGCTGTAATTGGCCATGCTGTCAGCAGGACTAAATGCATAATAAATGGTTACATTTTCTTGAGCCGTTGCCGCAAAAGACAAGGCTATGGTTAGTATAGCGAATAGCTTTTTCATAATTTTCCTTAAGTGTGATTTGTGTCCGCTCACGGGACTAGTAGTTGATACTAATACTATTTATTATCTCTTCTTGCCTTGATGAAAAATTTGATCTTCTGTTATCACACGAAAAGTCAGGCCTTGATTCTTGCACCAGGCCCTGGCTGCTTCCCATTTGGCCATGTTAAGTATGGCGGCGGCCTGTGATCTGGCATTGGTGTTGCCTTCTAGTGTGGTTTCTTTTTTTGGTTTAACTTCAATTACTTCGGCATGTTGTCGTCCTTGGGCATCATTATAAACAATTAAAAAATCTGGTACATAAATTGTATTTTTGCCTGTCAACGGATTACGATAGTTAACATGTATGGCTTCGCTGGCCCATTGCAAGATACTGGGGTTGTTGTCGCAGAACTGCATGAATGTCCATTCCCACCCCGATCGGTAAGTTGGCGTTTTATTTCCCACATACTTGGCAGGATTTTGTAATTGATATTTGCCTTGTGCGTACTTGCTCATGCTATGATTGTTCTAGCAACATATTTGTTTTTAACTAGATTATTCTGAACACCAATTAGGCTTGTACCAATTCTACTGAGATTTAGAAAATAGCTTATATACGGAGTTAGTTGTTTTTGATTTAATTTTTTAAATTCATCCAATACCGCCATTACATCCATATTTTGCACACGGGCTGTATATATCACCGCACTGCTCAATGCCAGGGCGCTGTCTTTGTTGGCAGTGACTTTTTCAAAATAACTAACCACAGCATCATCTTTGGCAGTGCTGATACTAATAGTATTGTCAAAATAATTATTAAAAAACTTAGATCCATCACCGTTTATGTTGTTTAAATTGACTGCACCGAGGTTACTGGGATTGTTTTTTAACTGTTCAAATGTGTTGATAACTGACATAATTTGTCCTTAGGGATCTGGATACGGATTAGATTGGTTACTTGACGCATTGAGATTGTCAACAGCATTTTGCTGTGGCGTTGTATACACCGTGCCATCAGCACCCACAACAGTTGTACTGCCATCGGGATTGTATGTTGTGGTTTCACCGGTTTCGTCATTGAATATAGTTTCAGAGTCTGGACTACCAGCACCACCTTCTTCGGGACTGTTGCCACTCGGATCCTGTGCTCGTTGCAACTCAGCAAGTTTATATTGGTTGTCAAGCACTGCTGATGTCAATCCATCAATGTTATCGTTGATGTCTTGTTCGTCGGACTGTAGTTGACTTAACTCAGCTTTGTTGTCCAGTATAATTTGTTCCAAGGCTGCAATATCTTCTTCAGTCAAGTTGGGATCATATTCAAGATTATATGTGTCAGCTTCAATTTGGGCTTCAAGTCTTGCTTGTGATGATTGATTATCCGCTAAGTCTTGATTTGCTTGTGCTATCGAATCTTCGTCTGCTGATATCTGTGCCGATACTTGATCTATCTCGGCTTGTTGGTTTGTGCTTGCGGCAGCAGGATCGCTTGGTAATCCATCGCCATAACCTATTGTGGCACCATCAATCTTTTGACCGTTACTAAACACTTTGCCTAGTTTGTCTTTGCCTTTGTTAAATAGATCTTTGGCGCTACCAGCAATAGCAGATATGCCGCCAGCACCAGCCAACACACCAACACCCTTATCTATGCCACCTGCCAGTAATCCACTACCAATTGTGCTCAATGCTCCACCCAGTATGGCGGTACCATTGATGTTCTTGAGATTATTAAGTATACCTGGCAAGCCGGTTAGTCCTTCGCTTAGATCGTGTACAGTTCTATCGGTTATGTTGGTTGTGCCCAATTCACTGGGACGAGTATCGTATTGCAACATAGCAAAGCCGGACACAGTATCTTCGCTAACTTGTCCGTAGGCATATTTAACAGCTTGAAATTGCACAGTCATTGTGTTTTCTAGTGTGCCAGACTCGCCACCTTGTGCATGTTCACCGTGTTGAAATTGTGTAATAGTGGGATTAATTAATGTATACTCAGCAAACTTTTTGTTGTGCAAACTGTAAATTCTAATGGCATTTAAAAATTGTTGTGTGCCGGGACTACTAGCAGGATACTGTCTAGGTGTGTAACCCCAAATTTGATTTTGTCTTGCACTGTACTTGGTTGGAGCCGCATAAATGCTTTCATTCCAATCGCTGTCTCTATAATAGTAACTGTAGTAGTCATACCAAAAATTTCTAACTACATCTAAGTTGTCATCGTGAAATTTAATACTTACTGCATCATATTTGACTTTTGTTTGTACAATATCAACACGGTTGTATGCATTCAGTGTTTTTGTTTCAACTGTGAACTTTGGCAAGCTGGCACTTTTAACAACCAGCCCCATTCGTAATTTATCATCATTGGAAACTCTTGCAATTTCAGGATTCAAATCAAATGCCACATGGAATAACCAACCGTACTTGGGACTAAGTCCAAAGTTATTGTCAACAAAGATTCTGGCCGCGTGTGTGCGATCAAACATGAAATTTTTATTAGTAGATGGTACCGGCATACAGTTATTTATGGTCAAAAAAAAGCCCGGGATAAACCGGGCTTGCTATACTTACGTTATTAAGCTGTTTGATATGTTAGTGTATTAACGCCAGCAGTGGCTCTAACTTGCTTGCCAGATTCTGGATCAGCATCACCACCTGTTGGGTGTAGGATAGCATTGTCGAAACGGATTGTCAATGCAATCATTGCGGCTTCGCTTGTACCATAGTTCATCTCACCCCAGTCAGCTTGACTAATTTGGCAACCTGTCATCTCCCACTTTTCCAATGTCACTGGTGCCGACTTGCCGTTGCCGCCATCTAGTACTTCGTATACCAGATCAAATTTGTAGTTACCACCGGAAGCCGCACTAGACTGCTCCAAGAAGTCAAACTGCTTTTGAATTTGTTGGCTTACCAATGTACCAACTTGCCCACCCATGTCGTCACGCAGGTTAACTGTAGTTTCTGCCCACTCGGGTTTGCCTTGCATGTAGATTTTACTGTTGTAAATGTCTAGTGCAAATGGATTAAAATTAACGCTGGGACGCTTGATATCAACAACTTGTTTTGTTAATTCTTGAGCGTTTGATGCGCCTGTACCTGTGCCGCCAAAGTTTAAGAAAGTAGCACGAAAGCGATACTTTAGTTTTGGCATTAACAGACCTTGAGTGTTACCATCAAAAGGTACTGTAAATTTGTTTAATGACGCTACGGTTGACATCTTATATATTCTCCTATTACACTTATTTACCTATATTCTTACTCAATGATGCTAGGGGTGTCCCTAGCATTATCTACGTAGTTTATTTTCCTAACGATCCAGCCGCAATAGAACCTGGATTCAACAAGCGAATTGGAATGTAAATAAACTCAACGTCTTTGACAGGCTCGATGGCAATGTCAATATAAAGTTCATTTGCCGCAACACGAGCTGGTGTGTTGTTTGTAGTATCACATACAACCAAGAAGTCATAGATACCGCGTTTGGCAACCAGGTCGTTCATTGCACCTTCAATCACACGCTTGATTTGATCACGTGTAATCTTGTCATTTGGTTCAAACAAGAAACCGTTACCAACCTTAGCAAAAATTGTACGAATATAGTTTACCAACCGTGCAACGTTGACCCGATCCAATGAACTGGCAAATGCATTACGAGTCTTTTGTCCCCACACACACAAACCAATACCTGGTAGGATTGTGATTGGATTGACGTTGTTCTGATACATAGAATCACGTAGACCTTGGCTAACACCATTGCGAGTAAACTCACCGGTTGCTTCGTTAATATAACCAATGTCTGTGGCATTGTCAACTAAACCACGGCGTACACCTGCTGGTGCAAACCAAGGAAAGCTCACGCTGTCATTACGTATAAATGTACGCAACATAATATGGCTTGGCGGTACTACAACGGTGTTGCCCTTGACGTCACTAGATTGTGCGCTTGGATAGTAAACACCCAAGTACGGATCTGCTGTGCTTAGGCCGTCGCCGTTTGTGTTGTTACTCCAGTTTGCAATAGCCACTGCGTTTGGAGCCAATGAGAATGGTGTATCGCCAATAATAAATGCTGTATTAGCACGGTCGTTGTTTAGACCAACCATGTCATCAATCAACTCTTGATATCCAGGGGCCGCAATGATGTTGAACGCAAACTGGTCTTCGCGTATTTCTGTACTGGCCGCAATGGCTGACTGCATGGCTTTAACAACCATGTTGCGCTGTGCGGCTGGACCTGCATACATGCTGCCATCATTCTTGTTACCACTTACTGTCTGCCATGTAGCGGCTACATCAGGTAAACTGCTGCCTGCATTTGGAACAGCAGGAGTGTCAGGAAAGCTGGTAGCATTAAAATAGTCACTGACATACTGCTTAACGTTAAAGCCACTGCGACGTGTGTTGAACAACAACATGCCACGTGGATATAAACGATGATCAGGAGCATCTTGATCAATATAATTGCTAGTTGTCAATGTAGCAATACTTGGGAACGAACCAGTCACAATGTCTGTTGTACCATCTGTGTCCCAACGTGCATCAGCAAACAAAATACCGTTCTGGCTTGTTTGGTCTGTTTTGTCAACAGCCACAAATTTTGTACCGTTGTAACGATATAGTGATGGATAGTTGACCAAGTCACCCGAATCTAACCATAAGTCACCTGCTGTTAATGCGGTATTGTCGGTTTGTGTAGTTGGCTCACTGGCACTAACAATAACACCACTGGGATCGGTGTTGGTCAAGTTATATCCACGAGCATCGCTAGTTGGATTACGATAACCTTTCCATCCTGAATTGTTGATCATAATATCAACATCAGCCGCATCACCGTAGTACCATAATGTACCATCTTCCGGCGCCTGATATGGTGTAGAGAAACTGTATGTATATGCTTGGAAGCCAGTTCCAGTACCGCCAGGTGTCCAGTTGCTTAATACCAAGCCAGGAGTTGCTGGATCAGCACTTACGCCAGTTGTACTGGTAGTAAAACCAGCTGTTGTTAACGGTGTGCCTGTAACATTATTAAGAATAATCTCGCCACCTAGTTCGTGTTTAATAGTAACAGCACCAGATGAGCCAACACTAGCAGTAACATAAGGAATGTTTTGTGCCAAAATTGCGGCCACAAAGTCAGCTGTTGCTGTGCCACCCAGTGTACAAGTGTAGCTACCAAGTGTAGTTGTACCCAAGTCTGTGGCTTGTAGTGTAAAACTATTACCAACAGTAAATGCCGCAGATGGTATGCTACCGGTTACACTAGTCATTGGGCCTGCGTTACGGAACATTAATCTAACGCCCAACAAATTGGTGTTACTAGAACTTACTGTATAACGAGCATACATAGAACCTTCAGCAATACCATTGCCGCCACCTGACAAATCTAAATTGTATATAGCCGATGCACTACTAACATACACTGGCACTGACAACGATGTGAATGATCCTGCTGTGGCATTGTATTGCTTGACTGCAAGGTTCATGCCGTTGCCTTGTACGCTGGTTTTTATGTAGACCGAACCACTTGGAGCCGCGACTGTGTCACTAGACAACCAACTTGGGATATCTACATAACTACCACGTGATATTTGTGGACTGAAATATGTACCAGCAGTGATACCTGCTTTGGACAATGGAGTACCCGGACCGTCAATTAAAATAACTTTACCGTCTGCTGTACTACCTGTGCTCTTAGCATAACTAGTGGCATAAATCTTTAATACTCCACTGGCACCGGAAGCTGTTACACCAGAAATTGCGGCATCATTGATCTTAGATGCGATTGCCGACACAGTTGTTGCTGTGGTTAATGATATATTAGATGTATTAATTGTTACAAAAGCATTGGCTGTAAATGCCTCTGGCGCTGTACCAGTGACCGTGGGCCATGCTTGTTGCCACGTATTTCCACCAACTTGAGTCCATGCATTGTCGGGAGTTTTATAAAATGTTGTATTGTCTGTGCTGGCAACAACAACTGCATAACTGCCAATTGTACCAATTGATGCTTTTGGTGTTCCCGACGTTAAATCTGTAGTGTCTGTGATAACAATAGGTGTTTCACGAGTAAATGTGCCCAAACTGGCATCCCACTCATTAATACCCCATGTGGTGCTGTTTAAATCCAACCAGTATGTGCCATCTTCCACAGGACTGTCAGGACGGTTACTTGTAGCATCTAATTGATCCAAATCAATATCAGCACGAACAGCATATAAACTGTTGGCCGCGCCCAGGGCGCTGTGAGCGGCTAACAAGCCGTATTCGTTTTGTTCGTTGCCATGCAATGGTGTACCTGAACTGCTTTGTTTGAAAGTAGCGTAACCAAATGCGGCCGCTAATTCTCTTTGACTAGTAAACGATTGTAGTTTACCTGCATTGCTTGATGTTGTGCCGTATGCGGCAGTACCATCTGGAGCTGTTTTGTCTTGTGCTGTTGCCAGAATGACTAAAGGCACTGTACCCGCCGCTGTTGACACATAGGCGCTCATGTCGGTTACTGTAATACTTTGTCCTGGTGAAACTAATGAAGCCATATTATTTTTCCTTTACATAATAGGTTATGTTAATGATATTTATTCATATACGCTAATTTTAGTCGGTTAGGTTGCCCTTTGCAAAGGTTTATATATATAAATACAGTATGCCCGACCGCCCATTATGCCCTGCTTGCTTTGAAAAGCCAGTGGCTATCAATTATTTGTCAGAAGACACCGTACATTATCGTAGTGTATGCGATACGTGTGCCCGAAAAAAGAAAAAACTAAAGCCGCCGCCACCGCAATGGTTCAAACGAGGCTATAGAAAAAAGCCACAATGTGAACAATGCGGCTTTCAATTTAAATTTCCGGATCAAAGTCTAGTATATCACGTGGACAGCAATTTAACCAACTGTGATCAAAACAATTTAAAAACAGTTTGTTTAAATTGCAGGGTAGCCATTAGTAAAGGCCGGCTGGGATGGAAACCTGCAAAGGCTGTACAAGACTTTTGAGCTGATTGTACAAATTTTCAATGCTTTTGTTGTTGTCAATTGTTACATCAAAGTCTGTGCCAGCCCAGCTATATTCACTGGCATGTATCTTTTGCTCCGTTAACCAATTTTGTGCATTTGTACTGCCCCGGTTGGCCTGTGCCGCAATGTCGTACCAGTGTGGTGTTATACCACGCTGTATCCATACTATCCGTGCACCTTGGGCTTTTAATCCTCGAATCTCATTGGGAAAACGACAATCGCTAATAACAATATTATCGCGGGCTGTACGCAGTTTGTTTTCTAAGCTGGCAATCCAAATGTCATCATGAAAGTGTTGGCGTAGTACATCGGTGCCCCAGTACTGTAGAATCCAACGCGGTGTAATGGGTATACCTAATCGAGTGGTCCACCAGGCATCTTCAGTTTCACGCCATTCGCGGCTTTCTTTGGTGCGACCTTCCAGCATGTCGCGGTCCCAACCAAACACATGGGCTACAGCATCTTTAAGAGTAGCCGCAAAACTCTCTCGTCGAAACCCATGAAAGTTAACTAGATAGTCTGCCGCAGTATCTTTGCCACTACCAATAAAACCGCAAATACCAATAATCATAAAAATGCTCCTATTACAGAGCATTTTAACTTATTTGTACAATAAGGTCAACTTTAACAATTCCATTTACGCAGGGCCAGGGCTTTGCGAGTGGGCTTGCCATTGGGCTTTTTCATTGGGCCTTTTACACCCGACATTCTGGCACAGAATGATTTACGGCGCTTGGCGGCTTTTGATCCTGTTTTTAGTTTACTGGGTTTGGTAGTGACTGCTGTTTGCAGTTTTGATCCGGGATTCTCTCTGCGATAGCTGGCAACGCCTTTGGCATTTAACCCGCCACTCTTGCTTTTGCCTTCTTTTCTGCGCCAGGCCGCTGTTTCATATAGCTCAGCATCATCAACACTTTCAAAGTCTTCCCAGATTTGTTCAGCGTCAACTCCGTGATGCTCGGCCAGGCTCTCAACCATTTCTTCAATAGCATCAAACTGTTCGTCTGGTGACAGCTCTTCGCCAATCTTTTTGCAACTACCTGCTTCACCGCGCTTTTTGCCGGGCACTTTTTTGTAGCCGGTCCAGCACTTGTCGTAAATCTTGCTGTTAGGGTGTGCTTCGTTGATGCTTTCTGTGATAATTTCTGTAATTTTCATACGTTATCCTGTTACCCAAGTCATGGGCATATTGCCTTCGATATTGTTTATAAGTTGCTTTTCCAAATCTTCCATTTCTGCGGCGGCTTCGGTCTTGAGTGCATCGCCATTCAGACTTGCACCACCTTGAGGTCCAGCAATTTGGTTAAACTTGCTACGAGCTTCACCTAGTATGCGTTTGGCAAACGAGTAGGCATACTCTTGTAACCAGGGAAATGCATAAGGATCGTTAAACAACATTTGGTCTGGCTTCTTGTTGTAGATCCAAAGCAACACACCTTCAGCAAATTGATCCACTGTGTTGCTGTAGACTGTGGTTTTACTCAAGTCGAAGCCTGTAATGTCTGTGTATGTCAAAGTATGGTCGGCTGTTACTGTAAACACAGTATGATCGTTATTGCGTGTCAGCACAGGATACATGCCGTTGTAGCCAGAATCTGGACAATTACTGATAATTATAGTGTCGCCCACATCTGCCATGTACGAAGTACTGGTAGTAATTGTAATTGTGCTACCCACTGCTAGACCACTGGATGTCAATGCGGCCAATCTAGCTGTGGTGTGCCCTGCATTGGGTATCTTACGTGTTAATGTTATTTTCTTTGTTACTGGATTGAATGTGTAAGTGATGTAGCCACCAAACATGACCATTGCCAACTTCTGGTAATCAGCAAACAGTTCAAAGTTTAATAATCCGCCAACACGACCTGCTACTAACATGTATGTGTTTAGGAAACCTGATGAGAATGGTTCAAATTGTGTGGCTGTATTGCCAACACCCGATCCAATGCCTCTTCGGAACACTTGACGCACACTCATGATTTCATCGGGCAAGATATATTCTTGTGTTTCTGGCAGTAGGTCCAAGAAAGCATAACTTTCTTCCACAGCATTGGCACTACGTTGACGGTATTTAATCAAGGCCTGTTTGATGGCCATGTCGTAGTGTTCTTTTTCTAGTTCAACATCTACAATACCATCACCTAAACGCATACGAATGTAGTCGGTTATTTCTGCTCGTTTAGCATTTGAACTATCGTACAATGAAGCGTCATATGCTATAGGACCCGGGCCCACAAGGCTATCGACAGTTATGCTACCGGTACCTGAAAGCCCGGGTTTAATTGTTACACTCATAGGAAATCCTGTTTACAGTATTTATTACCGCAACAGGATTCCTATTTATTGCACTCGGAGCAGTACTATATCTGCGTTGATACGTCCTGTTAGTAGTGTTTCTGTGGCACGGATATCTTCTAAGAACTTGCGTAACTGCACTTTACCTGCTTTGGCAAACTCAATCAGTTTCTCCTCAGGCTTACGCAATGTTTTACTGGTGCTCTTCTGTTCATCAAAGTTGATGATTGTGGTACCTTTGACACTGAGTGTCTGATAACTTGCGGCCACGTACTTGCCCAACTTGCGTGTCTTTGTGTTGTACACCCATAGTTCGCTGGCGCCTAGGATGTCTGCAGGATTGATGCTGACAATTTTTAGTGCTGTGTCAGTTTTTGCATATTTGAGCTTGGCAATTAGTTTTTCCTTGCTTGGTGCTTTCTTGACACGGGCTTTCTTGGTGGCTTTCTTGACTCCACGATACTGTTCCACTGCCGCTAGTAAGTTGTCAATCCAGGTGATCATGCGTTTAAAGTCAGCAGTCTTGTAATTGCTGTAACCTTCTCGCACTTGTTCGTCTTTTTTACTCTGGGCAAGTTCCAATTCTGTTCGTCGGCTGCCGAAAAGTGTTTCGTACTTGCCAAGTTGGCTTTGCACAACATTGTTAGCCACCAAAAAGTCATAGGGTTTAAAATCAACCTTGTTGTTCAAGTGTACTTCATCGTATACACCCTCAAGTTCTCCAAGTATTTCACTGGTGCGCTCACTTAATCGGTCTTGGATAGTGGGACGATATACTTCTACTTTTGTAACAACGACTTCAATTGCCTCTGGCTCTGCTAGTTTAACAGCCTCTCCAATTGCTTCTTTTAAGAAAGCAGTATGACGTGCCTTTAAAGGCATACCTTGACGATGTGCCATTACCAGGCTACAAGCAGTCATTGACAACGAACGGTCAGATGCGCGGATAAACGCACCAACGTCTCGTTTAGTGAATACTTTCTCTTGCTTTTGCATCCATTCAACTACATACTTTTTGCAATCCTTTTGATTGTAGTGGTAATTGTAGTAGTAAAAACTACGACGCAAGTGATGGTCAAAGTCTGAATCTGAGAATCCCAATGCTCGTTCGGTATCCCAGACTGGCTCACTGCCGGTGTACTTTTCATCAGCAAACTTGACACGATGAACCTTGGGTGCTTTTGATTTAATCTTGATGCCTGCTACTGTAGCCATTACTTTCGCTCCTTTTTAACTCGGCCAATACGGCCTGCTTTGTTCCAATCATATGCGACTCCATCGGGACACTTGCCGTCCCTAACAGAGTCCACGCCAAACCGTCCCACAATCTCAAATCCGTTGCCCACAATCGTAACAAACTCGTTAAGTACTTTAGCCCGATCCATTGCCCGATCCAAATCATCAAATTCTTGTTCTTGGGTTTTTGTTATTAATTTATACATACACCTAGTATAGCAAATCAACCATTTTGTGTCAATTAGTACATCAGTGCGGCCATCACAGCCCACTGTTCAAATGTGTTTACGGCCTCGGTAAATTCAGCTTCTAATTCTGTATACTTTTGTGTTAATTTATTCCTACGCCTACAATGAACCATTTCTTTGTCCATTTTGGTGTAAATTTCTCTACAGTTTTTGTAGAACTTGTGCAAAGTGCTACGGGCACGAATGTCTTTGGTATGCGACACCGATGACAATAGTTGCTCTAATCGGGCAATATGTGCTTCGTGGTGTTGTTGCATAAGTGCGTATTATACGATAAAAGCCAATACATGTCAAACCCATAAATACTACAATATAGGATGAAACATGGCTCGCTTATCGCTTTGGAAAGACGGACGACACTCAAACGATTATAAGTTCTTTGATCGCAGGATCAGTGAGATGTTTACCATGGGCGGAACCGGAATTTTAGTACACAAATATTTAGGTACTAAAACACAAACCAACACTGGTGATCTAACACAACCCACATACTCAAATCAAAGTGAGAAGAACATACAGGACTTGTTGTTTGTAGAAAACCGCGATCGTAAGTATGAACCTGATGTTTACAAAATGCGGGGCATTTACACTCGTGCAGATCAAGACTTTGACCTAAGCCAATTTGGACTATTCCTACAGACTGGTACCTTGTTCATGACCTTCCACATAAATGACATGATGGACACCATAGGTCGCAGACTCATGGCTGGTGATGTGTTAGAACTTGAACACTTAAAAGATTATACTGCGTTAGATCAAGACGTGCCTGCCGCACTAAAACGATATTACGTCGTTGCTGATGCCAGTCTGGCTGCAGACGGCTTTACCCCAACTTGGTGGCCTCACCTGTGGCGTGTTAAAATCAATCCATTGGTAGACGGACAAGAATACAAAGACATCCTGGATCAAATTGTTGCTGGTACTGCCAATACCAAGACTAGCGATTTGATGAGTAGTTATAACACTTATATCAACATCAACAATACTGTGGTAGCACAGGCCGAAGTTGATGTTCCCGAGTCCGGCTACGATACCAGTAAGTTTTATCTAGAACCAGCATACGTTGGACAAACAGCCGACGGAGACACAACAGCCGACGATACTGCCACCGCTGACGATGCCACAATTGGTCCAATAGATAAAACAAAAGGTTATTTGGTTGGTGATGGTCTGGCTCCCAACGGCATGCCTTGCGGAGTTGGTATTGAATTTCCAACAGTTCACACTGAAGGCGACTACTTCTTGCGTACAGATTACTTACCCAACAGGCTATTTAGATTCAGCGGAAAACGTTGGTTGAATATCGAGTCGGTAAATAGAGCCAACTTGACACTGGGCTCCGACAGCGGTACCTTACGTAGTAGTTTTGTGAACAATACCAACACTTATACCAATATTGAAGGCGACACAGTTGACGAAAGACAATCGTTGAGCCAGGCCTTTAAGATACAGGCGGATAATTAATGAGTCAACAATATTTTTACGACAATCAAATACGCAGATTTCTAACACAATTTATCAGATTGGTGTCGGGATTTCAAGTTGAGTTTGGTCAGGCTGCAGATGGGTCGCGTCCGTTGCAACAAGTGCCGGTGTTATACGGTGATCCTAGTAGGCAAGCCGCGCAAATCTTGAAACAAAACAGCGAAAATACATTGAACTCTGTGCCTGCCATGAGTGTGTACATCAGCAGTTTAGACTACGACCGAGAGCGTGTGCAAGACCCCACGTTTGTCGGTACTATGAATGTTAGGCAACGTGCATATGATCCTGCCACTGGAAATTACCTGAGTACTCCCGGAGATGCATATACTGTTGAACGACTAATGCCCGTGCCGTACAAACTAGGACTCAAACTAGATATATGGACCAGCAACACTGAACAAAAATTACAACTGATAGAACAGTTGGCACAACTTTTTAATCCTGGACTGGACGTTCAAAGCACTGATAATTATGTTGACTGGGGCAGTTTAACCCACGTTGAACTTAAATCAACTGTGTGGGATTCACGTTCAGTGCCGGCCGCAACAGATGAAAGTATTAGCATTGCTACCTTACAATTCGAAATGCCAATTTGGTTAAGTAGCCCGGCTAAGGTAAAACGTCTGGGAGTTATTACCAACATCGTCAACAACGTGTATGATGCCAATGGTGAGATCACCGATGACATTTTTACCGAATCTGACATCCTGTTTAGACAGGTAATTGTGTTACGCAACTACAGTTTATTATATATCGGAAACACCCTACGATTGATCAAACAACAACAGCGTACTACCTACGACATAGATCAAGGGCAGATATATGATGCCTGGGGCATAGTCAAATCCAAATATGGTGTAATCAGGAATGGTATTAGTGAAATACGATTACGTCACCCCAATGGCGTAAGTGAAGTTGTGGGCACCATTGCCGAGCACCCCACAGACGATACTATAATGTTGTTTAACCCACATATTGATACCTTGCCCGCAAACAACCTGTCTGCAATTACTGCTATTATTGACCCCGAATCAATCAACGTTGATGACACCCAGTTACTGGCACCTAGTTCGGGCACAAGATATTTGCTCACCAACGCCATTGGCAGTTATAATAACAGTGAAAGCGCCGTTGCTTGGGGTACTAATCCTTGGTTTGTTGCCGACGCAAATGATATCATTGAATATACTGAAAGTGGATGGGTCGTCAGCTTTCATAGTCAGCAGGCAGTAGACTATGCTTTTGTAACTAACTTAACAACTGGGGTTCAATATAAATTTAATCATAACGATGACACCTGGTCTAAGAGTGTTGAAGATTTATACGACCCCGGTAATTGGAGCCTTGTAGTTTGAATTTATCAAGTACGGGTGCATTAATATATTGCATCCAAACACATCGATATTTGTTTTTACTTAGGAACAGCAACCGACACTCAGGTAGTTGGGGAATTGTAGGCGGCAAAGTAGAAGAAGGCGAATCAGTTATACAAGCACTGCATCGCGAAATACAAGAAGAATTGGGTGGCGAAATTAAAGACGCTAAAATTATTCCCATCGAACAATACACCAGCGACAATGATAAGTTTGTGTTTCACACTTATCTAATCAGTGTGGGTGAAGAGTTTATACCTGTGCTAAATCACGAGCACAGAGGATATTGTTGGGTTCCGCTAGATGATCACCCTAAGCCACTGCATCCGGGTGTGTGGCGTAGTTTTAAGTTTACTGCTATTGTGGATAAATTACGAACTATGGAAACTGTATTATCCGATGTCGGCTTCGAGGACAAACTCTCTAAAAGTAATTTGTCTTAGGTTGACCTGAAATTTCCATGACTCGGGCATGTAGTATTCAGGAGTTGGTGTTACTCGAACAAAATCCACACTGGGATATAGTTCAAAAACCAGTTTCAAAGTTTTTTCGTAGAATGTATCATCACCTTGACGGCCGTCAAATCCCATTAGATACACTTTTGAATGTCCATCAAAGCAGGCCAGATATACAGCAATAGTACCTGCGTTCCAACTGGGATCTTGCGGGATTAGATAAAACTTACCAGGATGATCTAAAATTGGGTTGGCGTGTGCATAAACAATGTTGTTGTTGCAGTAACCAGATTGTACGATTTCATCGACTTCTTTGTTGTCAATAATTAAAAAATCCGGAGTGAATTCCTTGTATAGACCATTGGTTCCATAAGTCTGTAATTTGTCTGCGCCAAACAGGCCACCTTTGTGTGTGGCCAACAAATTGATGTCAAATCCCTGGTATTCATGACGCCATTCTGCTCGTGAGCTGGCGCCAATTACTATGGCTTGACTGGTTGTGTGTATGTTGGTAATGGCATTAGGAATCCATTCATACTTTGGTGTCCATTGGGAGTTTTTATAAGTCAATGTAGTAACTACATCTTCACCCGTGTATGATTCGCGGTATAATTTTTTAATAGTTTGCATCTTAGACGGCCCTTTGCTTAATACTATTTATCGGTAAATGTTATCTTTAAGAAACTGATAGTGTGTAGGCAGTGTTTTAATGTGCTCTAGTACTTCATCGCGGTGTTTTAACCAATTATCGTAAACAGGTTGGCGTATCGCTGGACTTTCGTTGACTTTACGGTCCTGGTAGCGTATAAAATTAGCTTCAATCGGGTTATACCCCATACCTGCCGCAATGTAAATAATACCGCCCATGTTGTTGTCAAATTGCCGTGACCTATGCAATCTAAATCCCAAATCAGTTGAGCTTTTTACATCGTGATCTAGTCCCGCAAGATTTATAGTGCTGTTCATTGCTCTCGAATACTTGGTCGAGCCTGATACTTCTTTCCAATAAGCAGTATCATTGCGTAGGCTTAGTGCATAGTGCTGACTAATAAAGTCTTTGAATCCCATGATCTGTTCTTGGAATCCGTAGTTAAACAAATCAACATCGTAGTCGCTAACAACACCGTCGCGCATCAACAATGTACTACACAGTTTAACAATGCCTTCGTGTGTCAACATCAGTCCTGTACTCTCCAATGGTTCTATAAAGCCATTGGCTAGACCAATGCCTACTACGTTCTTAACCCAGGCATGTTCGTGTACTCCGTGGCGTATTTTGATATGGCGGAACTCGCAAGCATCTGCACGATCAGCATCAGGAAACATCATACGATTGCTTTTCAAATGCCGACGTAACTGTGCTTCTGCTTCATCCTCTGTGGCATGTTTGCTACTGTATACATATCCTGTGCCAATACGATTCCATAATGGAATATTCCAAACCCAACCTGCTTCAATGGCGGTACAACTTGTGTAGTTTTCCATTTCTGCTTCTTGATCAATGTAGGGAATAACTGTGGCAACTGCACGATCGTTTAGTAGCGTATCGTTGAAACTAATAAACGGTTCGTTTAGAGTTTGATCTAGCAGTATGCTTTTAAATCCCGAACAGTCAATAAACAAGTCTGCATGAACATGTTTGCCATCTTTGGTGATAATCTTTTCAACGCTGTTATCTTCACGCTGTACTACATGCTCTACTGTGTCTGTTAGATGTGTCATGCCCGCAGGTGAACAAACATTATCACGTAGCCAATTGCCAAACAGGGCCGCATCCATGTGATAAGCCGTGTCTTCGGCAAAGTTAAATCCACGCACACGATGATCTTCATTGCGTGTCATCTTGTTTTGATCTGTCATCAATATTGCATCATGATAAAACTCTGCAAAATTTTGTGGATCAATGGCAGGATTGTCTGCACGGGCCAAGAACCATTCCATTGGCCCACGTGGCTTGTCAGTAAAATCAAATATGCCAAACGGATAATGAAACTTGTGTGGTTCTTGTTTGGGATTCTCTCTAAAGTCAACAAACTTGATACTGGTCTTGTATGTGGCATTACATGCCGCCATCCAATCTTCATCTTGTAGCCCCAGCATGACTAAAAATTGATTGATGTGTCCGATTGTGCTTTCACCTACACCTATTGTGGGAATGACATCACTTTCTACCAGGGTAAGTTTAATGTTGGGGCAAAGACGTGTAATACCCGCGGCTGTCATCCATCCCGAGCTTCCCCCGCCAACAATACAAATTGATTTTACATTATGGTGCATAGTGTTCTGGTATATAATTAATTGTGATTACGATACGTCTATCATGTTGTTTGGGCATTGAGCTGGCATGAAACTGTTTGCCTTCAAATGCAAACAAACGACCCTTCTTGGGCGTGCAACGTTGTGCTACGGTAAAGTTGGTGCGCTTTACATAATCCAATACTGTTGTTTCTGACAATTCGGTTGTGTTCATGTCTTGTAGCGTTTGATCAAACAGTATGGTATCACCGTCGCTGTCATTCACATAGTAACAGGCAGTTACGTGTGGCATTAAAAAATCCACATGCGGTGTGTTATAATCGTAAGTGGCTTCTGTATTCTTTGTTAACAAGCCAACCCGTATACGCAGTAACTGATGTACACGATGACCCATTGCTTCTTCTATGCTGTATATAATTGGTTTAACAAAGGGATACCATTCGGTGGGTTCTTTACCAAAGTCTATTGCCACATGAACAAAGCCGGAGTTTGATCCATACGATTTATTTGTGACATCATGTATGTAGTACCACGGAAACTGTGTGCGGTTTATGTCAACTTCAATTTGGTCTGCATAACCTTGCGGAATTATTTTATCAAATATCATTATACTTTTCTTAACTGTAGCGCACTGTCTATGTCTTGCATACCAAATGTACGTTCACATTCGTGACAGTCCCAACATTGGTTACGACAAGTACGCAATATCTTTTCTAAACGCTGACCTTTATCTGTGCTCCAAATACCCTTGTAACCTTGCCAGGTTTTGCGCCAATTATCTTTGGTATATCGAGTGTCAATCCAACCAGGAACCCAATTATGTATAGGGCCTAGGTTGTTGTCCACAATTTCTTGAAAGTCATCGGCGTATATAGTTTGTCCCACAAAAGAAAACGGCTGTTTAAATTTAGTATCATTGGTGTAATACCAGACCGCTTTCATATGCTCAACATCTTCTGCTTTAAACGGTATAGATGTTAGACGACCCGAGTATTTGAATACATCCACCAGGTCACCAAATTCTTCAAATGTTTTACTTTGTCCTGCAACAATGTTGATGCCCGAGCGTGGTAGCTCTGCAAATTGTTCGTGATGTCTCCAACCGTTACAACTTAGGTCAGCAGGAGCACGAAAGTAGTCTGTGCCAATTACTTCACCAACGCTGTCATGTTCTTTCTTAAAGGGACAACTGTATATACAGGCTTCAGCTACCAATAAGATTGTTACAACCGGCTTCTTGGGATTCTTTGCATTAAGATGATCCTGAGCACGTCGAATCTTTTTCAATTCACGCAGGTTACGATTCAAGTTACGATCTAAATTGATTGAATTGTAACCCAAGTAAGCCATGTCGATAAACTGTTGTGCATCTCCAACAATTTGATTTACTGTACTTTTCCAACGCATATCAGGGCAACGCTGTTGTAACCACCCCATGCGTAATATGTGTTGACTGCTCATGGTACAACTACGCAGGCCACGGTCATAGAAACTGCCAATCCATTCCACAAATTTTTCAGTAACAGCTGGATCAAATACCACTTCATGCGGCACTTCTAGTGTGTTAAATGTTAGTGATATTTCAACACCTAATTCTTCTTGAATCCGAAACAAGTAATCAATTTGTTCATCACTGGCTTCGACTCCCATGGGGTTGCCACAACGCTTTTGCTGGCCGTTGTACTCATAGTAAAAGTATTTGCCAAAGTAGATATCATGTATGTTGGCTAAAAATGCCGGCTCAGCATTTTTCATAATATGATAGTATGTTGATGCATGGTCGTTGTGAAAACGATCGTAATGACCAATCGAAAAACGATTATTGAAATTCATGTTAAACCTAAGTTAAATGTTGCCGTTTATCCTCTCGGCGTATGCAACGTTCCACGCATGAACTGTTGCTATATCATCTTTTGGAATTGCGGTTTTAATACTGGAAATGTGAGTCGCCCACGGCCCTGTATTACTTATCGTTCCTGTTGTCTGTATTTCTTTAAAAAGCATGTCTAGTTGATCACCGATTGGTTTGTAACCAATCGTTCTTGCTACTCTATATGCATTTTCTGCATAGCCCGGTACATCTAGTATGTTAAATTTTACCACGCTTGAGTTTGATCTAAAGTACTTGTCTTGACTTACAGTACCGTCTGGCAAATCTACCCATTCAAAGTCACTGTGAACTTCAAATTCATTACCAGCCTGTACTATGTCACAGATTCTACCGTAGCCGGGTCCTGTGTTATCACCGTTGTCTGTGATGTGAATTAATCCTCTTAACGCCATTTTGTTTTTCCTTTATGCATAACTATATACGATTACTATACCCGGGCGGCCATAATTACCCGCTGAGTGTCCACGACTTGTGTAACTTGCACCCCAGTCAGTGATATTACCTGATCCGCCTGAGCCTGGTGCTCCACCAACTCCGCCGTGTGCCGCGGCATCCACCCAACCTAAGTTGTTATGATTTCTAGTGTGGTTTGCCGGGCCGCCAAAATATCCCGACCCACCAAGTACCCCTGCAGGACATGATCCTACACTATTGATGTGTCCACAACCTGATCCACCTACTGCATGAACTGCTTGTCCGCTGGCACTGTTGCCGCCATGACCGCCACTGTGGCTATACTGTTGGTTAGCACCATATCCACCAATAGCACTTATATAACTGCCAAAACTGGTTGTGCCACCTTGGGCGGCTGATGTATAATAAACACAGTACGAGCCGCCGCCGCCCACTGTTACAGCCACCGTACCCACACCTGTAACATCGTATAATCCCTCGGCATAACAACCGGCGCCACCACTTTCGCAGTAGCCGGCACCGCCACCGCCACCACCAATTAATTTAACATGTACTTTTTTGGCGCCGGGATTAGTCCAGGTTCCGCTGGATCCAAATGACTCAACTTTAATAAGCTCGCCGCGGTCGGGACCTTTAGTATTCATACCGCCAGTGGGGTTTGTGGTTTGGCTAGTGCTGTCACTAAAAGTAATTCCACTTGATCCTAAAGTTACTGCCATTTGATATCCTTATGTAAATGCATGTACTACGCAGGTGCCGCCGCACCCACCAGTACCAGATCCGCCATCATTTGTTCTGCCACCGGTGGCCCCTGACCCAAATGCAGGACCAAAATTGCTTGGAGTGGTAGTACGATTCTGGCTACCCGGTCCACCAAAAAAGCTAGGTCCGCCACCTGATGGTTGACCGTGGCTGGCACTATTGCCGTGACCAGTGCCCGTACCACCATCTAAATTAATTTGTCCCCCGGATCCTGCACCACCATGTCCGCCACCGTGACTTTGATTATTATTTGCACCGTATCCGCCAGTGGCACTGATTAATGCGCCAAAGCTAGTGGTTCCGCCACGGCCTGCTCCGGCGTAATAGCCAACTCCACCACCACCTCCGCCAATGGTTACTGCATAGGTTGCATTGGGGCTAACAGAAAAATATCCTTCAGCAAATCCTCCAGCGCCACCTGATTCGTTATACCCTGCACTTCCGCCGCCCCCACCAACAAGTTGAACCAATATCGTAGTACAGTTACTGGGCACAGTATATGTGCCACCACTGGTAAATTGTGTAATACTAATAGGCATGCCCTTATCTGTATACGCAGATGTCTGTGCAGAACTATCTGCATAAGTAATACCACTTGATCCTAAAGTTACTGCCATTTGATTTCCTTACGCATAAGCATATACCACCACCATACCACCAGAGGCTGTTTTACCTGAACCGGCGTTACTGGTTGTGCCTGAACTTGCGCCTGCTCCAGGCGCCCCTGATCCAATTTGTTCGCCACCTGAATGTCGTGTGCCAAAACCGCCTCCCCAATAACTGGGAACACCGCGTGGGCCAAAAGCACCCCATCCGTTGCCATGCCCGTGTCCGCCACCGCCACTGATCCATACGCTGCCTCCCGATCCTGAGCCACCAAATCCGCCTGTGTGACTGTAGTTGGTGTTGGCCCCGTGACCACCTGTGGCTGTACAATAAGATCCAAAACTACTGGTACCACCCGTGCCTGCTCCGGCGTAATAGCCAACTCCACCTCCGCCGCCACCAATGGTTATAACGGCTGTTGTTCCTGCTGTAAACGGATCTATTAGAGCTTCGGAGTATCCACCTGCTCCGCCAGATTCAAAATGGCCGGCACTGCCACCACCACCACCTTGTACTTTTACTAATACTTTTCTACAGTAGGTGGGTGCTGTGTATGTTGTGCCACTGGTATACGTGCTGATACTTAATAGTCGACCGTAATCTGTATTTGAAGTGGGCGCTTTTACTTGTGTAGTTCCGTCACTATAAGTAATGCCGCTTGCACCTAATGTTACTGCCATATCACTTGCCCTTTAGTTGGTTAATCTCTCTACGCAATTCTTTAATACCTTCAACCAACAGAGGTATTAATTTTTCATAATCAACAGTTAAATAGTCTTGACCAGACCGGCTGTATTCAGTGCCATCATCACGCTGTGCAATATCAAATGGTGCTGGCTTGACCACTTCTGGTTGTACACGCTTTACGTCTTGTGCGCTTAGTGCTGTTTGTACGCTGGAGTTATCGAAACCAAAGCTTCTAGCTAGATCATTCTCAACATACATGAAACCAGTCAACTGATCAATTTTGTCAAGAGCATTTTCAATTGTATTTATTTTTGTCTTTAGGCGTTCATCGGAATAATATGCTGTAATAGAGCCGGTAAAACGGCCTTCACCTGATGTTCCTGATGCCGCTGTACCAACACCCAATGATGTTGTTTGCAGTGCCGCTAATGTACTAGTACCAGTTACAGCCAAGGTAGAACTTAATGTGGTTGCACCGGTTACTCCTAGTGTAGTACTAAAACTGCCTGAAGTTCCCAACACACTACCGCCACTGAGGTTTGTGGCTGTGGTAGCTGTGGTAGCTGTGGTAGCTGTGGTAGCTGTTGCGGCTGACCCATCAACACTAGTTCCAGTCAGTGTCAAATTTCCTGTGCCGCGATTAAGCAATACTGCTGTTGTTCCAATATACAATGTACTATTTGCTAATACTGTTGGTGGTATTGTTCCACTTGCAATGTCTGCACCTGCCAGTACTACAGTGCCAGTGCGACCTGCTACACTTGTAACACCTGAAGCCGCTGTGCTTGCGCCTTGAATATCCCATACCCCCAGTCCAGTACTATACACATAAGTTGTACCGTTGTTTGAGTATGTTTGTCCATCTGTTGGACTTGCCGGAAAAGCCATTAATATCTCCCTACCGCTACTTCAATAGTAGCTACTTCATCATTTTGAATCGTGCCAAGGCTCTTGCCAACAACACAGCCTGGTTTAAATAAACTGTTGTCTAGTCGCTGTGCCACGCCCGGTGTTGTGCTGGTCACTAATAAATCCCCTTTGTCAACAGGTCCTTGTACCAGACAAGGCACACGGCCTGTAAATGCCACAGGCAAGCCATTGGGTAATTCTGAATTCATCAAGTAAGCAGGGTTAGTAGATATAACTCCTGCCACACGCGAATCGTGCGATTCTGTGGTTACTGTAATTTCTGCGGCACCACCAAATACAACCACTGTGGCTGGACCATAGTCATCATCGGCGGTATACATCTCGGCCAAGTCAGCGTATTTGGCACTAGATGCAATACCCAAAAAGTTTGTTGCTGTTAAGTTGCCGCCTGAGTCACGAAGTGCAATAGTATTTGCAACTGCGGCTGTGTTGGCATTGTACAATGCACTACTGATGTCGATCCAGTTGTTGGTACTGGTAACGTTGTCAAACACGTACTTGTATAACACACCGGTGTTGCCACGGAACCATTCATCACCCGCCAATGGTGTTACGGGTGCTGTGTTACCAGAATAGTTAGTGACTATGTTTCTGCCGTTACGCTTACCACCAGTGTTGATAATAATGTTGGCAACTGTTACATTGGCAAAAGTTGGAAGCGCCGTTGTTTGTAAATCTTGTGGTGTACTGATAGTAATGGTACTGCCACTGGCTGTGGCTGTCATGCCATTTGAGCCAGCAAAAGTTAATGTGCCGCCGCCAGCGACACTACCTGTACCACTGGTACCTGCCAGACTGATTGTGGTACTGACCGTGCTGGTGCTGATAGAACTAATGCGACCATATGCATCAGTAGTGATAACCGGAATGGCTGTACTATTACCGGTTGTAACTGCTCCTGGTCCAGTGGTAGTTAATGCCAGAGTACTTCCAGACACTGTGATATTACCGGCGCCGGTTGAAGTGTAAGTTACGCCACCGCTTACTGCGGCATTGTTGGCACTCCAGAACAATCCACTAATTGCAGATCCCGACCCAATGTATACCCCTGTAGCAAATACGTTGGCAGTTGTAATATTACCCGCAATACCTGCACCACCCGCTACTACCAATGCACCAGTTGTGGTACTGGTACTGGTTGCTGTACCAGTCACGTTGGCCCAGGACGTGAACGTACCAGTTGATCCTGTGTGTACCGCATTGGTGTTACCGATAGTGGCCGCGTTAACTGTTGTGGCAATAAGAGTACTTACACCACTGATGTTACCACTTGCCCCCGAAGTAACTAAACTACCAGCAACATAAACGTTACCAGCAACGCCTACACCACCTGCAACCACCAGAGCACCTGTTGTGGTTGAGGTTGATGTAGTGGTGGCAACTACAACCAAGTTACTGTTAGTATTTGTTCCAATCTTGGTATTGGCATAGGTATAGAAACTACCAACATTGGCCTGTAACGTGGCAACAACCGTATTGGCACCGGTGATTTGATTTGCTTGAGCACCTGCATTACTAGTCCACGCAGTGGTTATTGCGCTGTCTTGTGTGTCAACATAACTTTTTAATGCAGTATTGGCTGTGACAATTGCGGCATTGGCTCCGGTGACCCAGGATTGTGTTGTGGTGATCTGTGCGTCTGTGTAGGCTTTGAGTGCCGTGTTGGCTGTGACTATGGCCGCATTGGCCCCTGCTATTTGATTGGCTTGTGCGCCTGCATTGCTGGTCCATGCTGTGGTTATTGAGGTGTCTTGTGTGTCAACATAACTTTTGAGAGCAGTATTGGCAGTTGTGATCTGACCTTGCGTGGTTGTGATCTGTGTGTCAACATAACTTTTGAGAGCAGTATTGGCTGTGACAATTGCGGCATTGCTACCAGCGATGCTGTTCAATAGTGTGGTACTGAGACTAGCGTTATTGCCCAGACTTGTAGCAATCTCACCCAGGGTATCTAATATAGCTGGAGCACCGTTGGTCAAGTTGGTGAACTGAGCATCAACATAACCTTTGAGTGCTGTGTTGGCTGTGACTATGGCTGCATTGGCGCCTGTAACCCAACTCTGTGTTGTAGTATCTTGTGCATCAACATATGACTTCAATGCAGTATTGGCTGTGATAATAGCCGCATTGGCGCCTGCAATTTGATTTGCTTGAGCACCTGCATTGGCTGTGAGTGTGACAATATCTGAGGAGGCCGCCAATGAACCTGTGTATGTGGGCAAGTAACTAGCCACTGTGGCATTGCCGTAACTGCTGGACACAAACGGTGTTCCGTTGGCGTAGAAGAAGCCCGAGGCCAACACATTACCAACAAACACATTACCAGCAATACCCGCGCCGCCTGCCACAGTCAAAGCACCGGTTGTGGTACTAGAGCTGATGTTTGATCCCAATATTGCCACATTGGTGTCAATCAGCAAATTACCGTATATTCGTGTGCCTGATAAGAGTTTAGCCATAGTAGTATTTATTCACTTAAAGTGCCCACATTTGTGCTTGGAAATGCTCGCGAAACACCACGCCAACTCCATATGATTCTGCATCCACCTGAGCCTCCGGTGGCAGGTGCAAATACTGTACCAATTGACGAGTCGTCAGCACCGCCAGCACCACCGCCACCAAACTTGCCACCACTAAGAAAACGCTCTGTGGTATTGGTGTTGTTGTTTCCATTGGCGCCGGCTTGTCCACCCGAACCACCACCACCGCCGGTAGGCACTGTACCACTAGTGCCTGCGGCGCCTGCGGTACCTGCACCAAACAAACCCACGCCGCCACCGGCCGCTCCTAAAGCACTGCCGGTGGTTCCGGATCCGCCACCACCACCACCATCGGTACTGCCAGACACATTGCCTTGAAATGGAGCACTTGCTCCTGTGTCGCCGCCACGGCCTCCCGCAACCGTATATCCACCTGCGCCACCGCCACCAGACCCACCAACACCATCTCCGTAAATATCGCCGGCTTTGCCACCAGCAAATCCAGCTGTGAGTGCTGTGCCACTGGTAATGGTGCCACCTGCGCCACCTGTGCTATTTTTGGTGTTGGCAGTGGTGCCGACGCCGTATAAGGCTCCTGACCCACCTTGTGCCAATAGTAAAATTGTGGCGCCACGGGCCACAGTGGTGTTGCCACCGCTGGGTGATGTTGCTGAACTAGTAGAGGAGGATGCAGGAGCGCCTTGTCCCACTGTGACCGTGAGTGTTTCACCGGGTGTAACTGCAAAGTTGTTGCCGTAGGCCAAGGCACCACCTCCGCCACCCGGCATACCAGAACTGCCACCTCCGCCGTAAAATCCAGCACCGCCGGCGCCCACACACACAGCTGACATGGATGTTATACCAGCCGGAACTGTCATGGAATATACCCCAGGCGATTCAAATAATATTTCGTTGGGCCGTTCGTTGAAAAATCCGCCGACACTCAGGTTGCCGTTGCGCCATTCGCGCTTGGCCACACCAGCAACTACTCCGCCCAGGGTGACTTCATCAAATTCTGCCGCCATTACATTGGACAGAGTTTGACTGATTGTGGTTTGTGTGACTTCGTCGAAAAAATCATCGTTGTACAACGCGAATTCACCAGTGCTAAACAATCTGCTTACGATAGTGGGCATATATTATCCAAACACAGTATCTAAACTATTTGTTACAGAATTATATTGTTGATATACAGCACTGGTGGCATTGGCCGAATAGGTGTAGCCCACTCGGCTTCTCACATACACATTACCACCAGCAAATACATTGCCTTGTACACCTATGCCGCCATTGGTGCCACTCAGTACTAGAGCACCTGTTGTAATGCTGGATGCCACAGTTGCCGAACTAAGAGTTGCAACACCACTTACAGTCAACCCGGTTAAAGTACCAAGTGAAGTAACGCTACCTTGGGCGGCAGTGCTCAAAGTGCCACTTAAAGTAGTAGCTGTAATTTGTCCACTAACGCCTATGCCACCTGATACTGTAATAGCGCCGGTGGTGGTGGTGGTGCTGGCAGTTCCTGTGACCACAATGTTACCAGTGGCTGTGATGCTACGCCCAGCCGAGCCGCCAATGTACAAGTTACCTGTAGCAATACTCATGCCACCTGTTACTTCAAATGCACCTGTTGTGGTATTGACTGCTTGTGTATTGCTGGTTACAAAAATATTGCCTGCAGAGATGTTGCCACCAATGGTTACATTGCCTGGGGCGGCAAGATTGGCCAGCATCTGTACATTGCCGTAACTGGCACCAAATGTGGCATTGGCATAGGTATAGAAACTACCAACATTGGCCTGTAATGTGGCAACAACTGCATTAGCACCTGTGATCTGGTTGGCCTGTGCGCCTGCATTACTGGTCCATGCTGAAGTTATTGAGGTATCTTGTGCATCAACATACGATTTGAGTGCAGTGTTGGCAGTTGTGATTTGATTGTCAGTATAACCTTTGAGTGCTGTATTGGCAGTCACTATGGCCGCATTGGCACCTGTTACCCATGACTGTGTTGTGGTATCTTGTGCATCAACATAACTTTTTAATGCAGTGTTGGCAGTCACTATGGCCGCATTGGCTCCAGTGACCCATGACTGTGTTGTGGTGATCTGACTATCTGTATAATTCTTTAGGGCAGTATTTGCCGTAACTATTGCCGCATTACTTCCAGCAATACTGTTCAACAAGGTGGTACTGAGACTGGCGTTGTTGCCCAAGCTGGTGGCAATCTCACCCAAGGTGTCCAGGATAGCAGGAGCGCCATTGGTCAAGTTAGTGAACTGAGCATCCACATAACCTTTTAGTGCAGTATTGGCTGTAACTATTGCGGTATTGGCTCCTGTGACCCACGATTGCGTTGTGGTGATCTGTGCATCAGTATACGCCTTTAAGGCAGTATTGGCTGTAACTATTGCGGCATTGGCACCGGCGATCTGATTGCTCTGTGCGCCTGCGTTGGCTGTGAGTGTAACGATCTCTTGTGCCGCACCAATGCTACCTGAATAAGTGGGCAAGTATGAAGCCACTGTGGCATTGCCATAACTGCTGGACAATGTACGAGTCCAGGAGGTAGTGGCACTGGCGTAGGTATACGAAATACCATTTACTGTTGCTACTTGACCATTTGTGGGACTTGCTGGAAATGCCATTTTTTTATATTCCTATTAGCTACTTATCAAAAACCAGCTGTTGGTGTATCCATCCCACCCATATCTCTTACCGTCATCGGGACATGGAACAGGTGCTTCCCATTTGCATGTTGTACTATTTAGAACCCAATTCGTGTAGGGTTTTGGTTGTAAGAACGCATCTCTGTGTTCGTCATATTTAAACCCGACCCCAGCAAAATTATTGCGAAAGGTTCCGTTGTATGAAGTTTGTTTCCACACTGTATCTATGCCAAATATGGATTGACAAAATGTTATTCCTTTGGCTTCAGATTCCGTTCCGTTGTCTAGCAGTTCATTGTTGTGTACCACAACGACTTGTATCACCGTGTTGTTTTCATCAAGTTGTGCAAAATGT